CTGAAACGAAAATCACCAGTGTTGTTATATAAATAACCTATACTACCAGTATGAGAAAACTGTATATCACCATCACTACCAAGTTGAAACTGTATATTATCATCAACACGAACTCTTTTATGAATATTAGTTCTGCCAAGACCACCGTCTAACGTAAGATAAGCTGTAGTACCTCCTGATCCATCATCGCATTTAAATATTATATCAGCGTCGTCAGCATTTTGTACAATTTCTAAATTACCTGTTTGATTATTTAATATACTTTGACTACCGTCATGTGTAATTCTAAAATCAAAGCCATCACCAAAATGTATTTGTGAGTTATCAGGAAACTGTGTTACAGGATTGCCAGAGTGATTACCATATAGTTGAAAATAAGTCGTAAGTCCGCCACTCGCATCATCACCTTGAAACACTATATTTTTATCATCAGCAGCGTTTTTAATGGTTAAATCACCTGTGTTATTTTGAAAATGTGAATTAGTACCATCATGCCTAAGACTTAAATCTAAACTATTACCAGCCGCTAAATATATAGTGTCTGGAACAGTTACAGACTCTAAACTACCATCTATAGTTAAATAAGTTTGAATACCACCACTACCATCATCAGCTTGAAATATTATATCTTTATCATCTACATCTTGCCTGATATATAAATCACCTGTTGATCTATTTTTTATATATGAATTTGAACCATCATGATGTAATTGTAAATCACCAAAACCTTCACCAAAACCTAACAAAGAATTATCAGGAAATAAAGTTACAGGATTACCAGCAGTGTTAGCGCTACCGTCTAATCTAAAATAAGTTTCTACGCCACCGCTACTATCGTCTGATTGGAAGATAATATCTTTGTCATCTGCTACATTTCTTATGTATAAATCACCTGTAGCGTTTCTTATAAAACTATCATTACTACTACTTTCATGATACATTCTTAAATCTAAACCATCTCCAGCAGCAATTTTAACATCATCTTTAGCGTATAAGTTTTGACTAACCTCTATATTTGTATTAGCACCACTTAGTTTAAAATAATTTGTTACACCACCACTGCCATCATCAGATCTAAATATTACATCACCATCATCAGTATTGTTTTGTATGGTTAAGTTGCCAGTGTGGTTATATATAAAAGAATTAGTACCGTTGTGATTTAATTCCATATCACCAGCACTACCTAAATACAAACGATTGTTATCAAGCATGTATAAAGATTTACTACCAACCATAAAAACACCACCACCATCTAATCTAAAGTATTCAGTATCACCTCCAGAACCATCGTCACATTGAAATATTAAATCTCCATCATCTGTTCTTTGTTTTATATATAAATCACCTGTTATATTTTGAATAAAACTATCTCCAGCTTCGTGAGAAATATTTAAATCTTGACCTGTACCAATACATAATCTTGAATTATCTGGAAATACAGTTCTAGCTTGAGAACCACCAGATGATCCATCTAAAAAGAAATAAGTCATAGTTCCTCCACTACCATCATCTGACTGAAAAATAATGTCTTTGTCATCGGCAGAGTTTTTAATATACAAGTCTCCGTTTGTAGCTTCAATAAATGAATTAGTACCATTATGTCTTAATTGTAAATCACTACTATTACCAAGTACTAATCTAGAATCATCTGGAAACCTAGTATATGTAGAAGATCCATCTAAGAAAAAATACGTTTGAACTCCACCACTACCATCGTCACTTTGGAATATAATATCACTATCATCAGCATTGTTTTGTAATATTAAATCACCTGTAAAGTTTTTTATTTCAGAATTTGCTGTGTTATGCCTTATAAATAAATCATTACCAGTACCAAAAACTAAATTAGAATTATCAGGAAATACTGTTCTAGGAATATTCCCTGTATTACCACTACCGTCTAAGAAAAAGTATGTCTCTACACCTCCTGAGCCATCGTCGCTTTGGAAGATTATGTCTTTATCGTCAGCATAACTTATAATATATAAATCACCGGTATTATTGAAAAAATATGAATCTGTACCGTTGTGGAACATTCTTAAATCATTGCTATTACCAAAACTTAAAGTTGATTGATCTGGAAATTGTGTGTTTGGAAAAGAACTGTCAATTGAACCATCTAAAAAGAAGTATGTTTCAACTCCACCGCTATTATCATCACAAACAAACCTAATCTCTTTATCATCAGCTGTGTTTCTAATGTTTAAATGACCAGTGTTATTATCTAAAAAAGTATCAGTGCCATTATGATAAGCTGAAAAATCGTTACCACCAGTACCTAATTTTAAACCAATACCATCTACTATATTAAAAGGTTTTGATACAATTATTTTTTCAGCACCACCATCAACTCTAAAATATTCAGTATTTCCGCCGCTACCATCATCACAGAAAAATGATATATCGCTATCATCTGCTTTTTGATAAAAATATAAATGACCAGTAATATTTTGAACTAAAGTATTACCGCCGTCGTGATGTATTGAAAAATCATCACTGTTACCAAAGTTTGCTTTTATACCGTCTGTGTGCCTTGTGTCTTTATAAAACCTTGTTTGTTCTGCACTACCGTCTACTACAAAATAATTTGTTACACCACCACTTCCATCGTCTGAATTAAATATAATATCAGCGTCATCCGCATTGTTTTGTATAGTTAAATTACCAGTTATATTTCTTAATGTAGTATTGCTACCATCATGTTCCATATCAAAGTCAGAACCAGTACCTAGTTTTAATTTTACACTATCATTAATAAATATATCTTTACTAAAAACTGTACCAACAATACCACCGTCTAATCTAAAGTACTCTGTAACACCACCCGAACCGTCGTCACACTGAAATGATATATCAGCATCATCTTCTGTTTGTGTAATTTTTAAAGTACTACTTTCATAAAATATTCTACCTTCTTGACCACTACCTATAGTAATTCTTTTACCTGTAGGATGATATGTGTTTTTATCAAAACGAATAAATTGATTATTACCGTCTATTTTTACATAATCAGTAACACCACCTGATCCATCGTCACTTTGGAATATTATATCTTTGTCGTCTGCAAGATTTCTTATTATTAAATCACCAGTGCTATTAGTTATTTTACTATCAGTGCCGTCGTGCTTTATCTGTAAATCATCAGCAGAGCCAAAAGTTAAATTTGAATTATCTGGAAATTGAGTATACAAAGTTCCACTATTTGCTGAACTACCATCTAATTTAAAATACGTAGCTACATCTCCAGAACCATCGTCACATTGAAAAGTTATATCTTGATCAGCCGCTTGTTGAACTATATTAAACGAACCTGTAAAATTAGTTATATAAGAATTATTTGAGTTGTGTCTTAATTGTAAATCATTACCGCTACCTATAGTTAATCTTCTATCATCTTCTAATCTAATATAACCGTTACTACCATCTATAGTTAGATATGTTGTTAGTCCACCAGATTGATCATCACACTTAAAAATTATATCTTTATCATCAGCTTCATTTGTTATAACTAAATCACCTGTAGCGTTTGATATTGCTGAGTCTGAACCATCGTGAACTAATCTTAAATCACTACTTGTACCTAAATATAAATTAACATTATCTTGTAAATTTAAATCTTTTCTAAAAACAGTTCTTGTATTATTACCTTGTATTTCTATATAAATAGTTGTTCCGCCAGAACCATCATCACAAATAAATTTTATATTGCCATCATCGTTTGTATTTTCTAATCTTAAATCTCCAGTAATAGTAACTAACTTAGTATCAGTTCCATCGTGTAAAAATCTACCATCAGTAGAATTACCAACATTTATTTTTATATTATCTTTAGCTCTTATTTCTTTATCAAATATTACTCTTTCTTCACCACCATCAACTTTAAAGTACGTGGTTAAAGCACCTGATCCGTCATCTGACTGAAATACTATATCACTATCATCATTACCTTGTCTGATATATAAATGTCCAGTTCCAGTGTGATCTATATATGAATCGCTACCATCATGATAGATCATCGTATCGCCACCACTCCCAAACTTTAAATTAACATTATCTGTAAATCTTGCTTCTTGACTAAACAATATTCTAGCAACACTTGAATCAATAGTAATATATGTTACGGTGTCTCCTAAATCAGATGTTCCAGGCGCTATAAATATTATATCTTTATCAGAAGTTGGTTGCTGTATTATCAAATCACCAGACCCATCAAAACCTATACCATCAGGTTCTGATCCTGTGCTCTTGAAAAGTTTACCTGTAGAATCAATAACAATTGTATCAAGAGATGTTGATGTGCTTGTAATTTCAGGAAACCTAACATCTCCCTTAAACTCTACATCATATTCAAATTGATTGATTCCAAGTTTTCTAATCATTGTTATCTAAATCAATATACTGAATTGTTACCTTATTGCCTTTCTTAATCTCTTTTGCAATATCTGGATATATTCTTTTGTACGCATTATTTGATTTACCAATAAATCCATCTTTGATAATGATGTTGTTTTCTTGAGAGTCACCAACAAGTAAACATCCAGCAGTATGTTCATCAGTGTTACCAGTATGTATAAGAATATATTCAAAGTTTGGTACATCCATAACTTGTAACATCCCTTTATGAAACGCACCATATTTCTTTTTGTATCTTTCATGGAAGCCTCCTACTTTTCTAAGTGATAAATTATATGTACCAGCAGGTACTCTTGTTTCTCCTCTTACTTTTTTTGATCTGTGTTCATCTTCAAGAGTATAACATAGAAATTCAAGACCATCATTGTGGTCTAAAAAAAGTAAGCCAGAAGTGCTATCCTCCTGGCTACTAAATCTTAAAACCTTAAGTTTCATTTTTTACATTTTTGTGGGGTACTAAGAGGACTTTTACATGTATGCCTTTCCCCCTATATTTTAGTCATCTGAACTTATTCCAGTGTCAGGTCCATCACAAATAAGATATTGAACTTTTTGTGCAGCTGTCGTAGCAGCTAAATCTAAGTTAGCCGATCCATCACCTGCCCCATCAACATGTATTGGTGAAAACATACACTCACCTGGTTTAAGATCAGCAATTACATCACCATCTGGTTTTACTGCTACAGGATAATCTGTATCTACATTTTTAATAAATGTAAATATCATATCTTTATTGTGTCTTGCTAAATTAATAGTAGTGTCACTAGTTCCGTTAGTTAATATTTCACCAGTTGATATTAATGCTGAATCTACTGTAGTAGATGCTGTTTGAAAAGATGGTGAAAAAGTAAACACTTGATTACCATCTGAATCTGTTAGTGTAAGTGTACCTGATACTGTTACTGATAATGATTGAGTTGCCATATTTTATTTTTTATGCGTTTGAATCTATTTCTACTGCTGCGTATTCTACTGTAACAGTTGCTGTATCAGCTCTTGCTGTTGTAGTTCCTGTTCCTCTAATTATTGTCATTAAAAATTGACCTGGCTCAAGTATACCAATTAAATCGTTTGCACTTGATGCACCATCATATACTTTTACAAAGTTAGTATCATCTAAGTTTTTTACGTAAATTACTCTTCCATGTCCTGGTGCCGCCATAATTGTAGCATCACCATCATGTGCAACATCAATTCTACCTGAAGCTATTTGATCTACTCCAGTAATATTAAGTTGATAGTTACCACTTTGTGATTGTGAATATCCAGTAGCTGAATTAGCTGCCATGCTTAAAGAACAATTCAATGTATAGTTTTTAGCCATTTTTTTAAGTTTTTACAAATTTAATAAATTTTTATCATAGTTATCTGAATCCATAACGCTTTTTAGTTGAGCGCATTTTTCGTATTCTTCTAGCTCACAAAAATAATTAATAAGTGAACTATATATTTTTTTTGTTATTTTTTTTCTTGGATGAAATGGAAGGTTGCAACCATTGTAATCTATAAGCTCATCAAATGTAATTTGTTGTGTTAGTAATATATATGCATTTTGCATAGACTCATGATATATTTCATCATCTGTTTTCACTAACCATTTGAATTTCATCTCTTACGCTTTTCCAATGATCTGCCACCAAAATATGCACCAATTACTGTAATTAAAGTTATTTGTAATAAATCAGTCCATTTTTCTTCAACAGAAAAACTTATACTTCCTGCATCTATAAATATCATAAGCACTGTACTTACTACTAAAAATATTAAAACTAATGGTCTTACATTTTTACTTAACCAAGAGTCACTATTCATATCTGACTTCCATCTGTCAGTTACATTTTTTTCCATTTCAACCTCATAGTTAGCAACTAACTCTTGAAGTTTACGCTGTGCTTCTAATTTTTCTTCTTTAGATGTGTGTAAATTATCTATTACACCACCTACATTTTTTACCAAATCACTAGCACCTGAACTAAAAATTTTACCTAATAAACTCATTAGTAACTAGATTGATTACTACCTCTTAATCCTTGTGACGATCCTGCAGCCTGTCCATGTGTTGGTCCACCCATATATCCTATCTGGCCATTCACCATATGTGTATGATATCCAGATAAATTATTAGATGCTGCCCAGTTCAAAGCTTCTTGTACTGTACTAAAGACTGGTATATTATTTATTGTTGTTAATACTGCCATTAGTCTAATTGTCTATACATAGCTCTAGATCCTGATCTTGCAGGCATTGCACAACCATGTTCACATTTCCACCTACGTCTTGCTTGTCTTATTCTTGAGTTTGGATTATTTCTAGTTTTAGCACTACTACGTTTTAGTTGCCCTAAACTTCTAGCGCAATACGACTTTCTACGTTTAGCAGCTTTACTACCAGGCTTAACCTTACCTGTTACTGCAGTCTTCAGCTTGCTACCAGGGTTTGCTCTCCTATATGCAGCAACACCCTTACGAGTCATGCCAGCTCCAGACTTTGTTTTACGATAGTTGCCACCCTTACCTATTGTACGTCTAATAGGGTTCTCTGGCATTAGTCAAGCTGTTTCAAACCTTGTCCTGGCTTATTCATCATACCACCATGACCATAGTCCATTTTCATTCCTTTAGCGGCTTTTTGCATAGACATTCCGTTAAGCATTTTACCACCACCAGCATAGTTCATCATTCTTTTTTTCATCATCATGCCGCCTGGAGCTTTCTTAACCTTACCTCCATACATCATAAAGCCCATGTTATTTCTAACATCTTTAGGAAGTTTTGCTAAACCAGGATTCTTTTTTTTATCAACTGGTTTAAGCATACCGCCTTTTTTATACATTTTCTTTTTTTTCATTTTATGTTTCATAATATTAAATTTAATCTAGTTGTCTTAAAAATTTACCTCCACCTTTATATCTACTAACTCTACCTTTTTTCTTTTTCTCTCTTGCAGCTGCTCTTTTTTCTCCAGGACTTAACTCACTCCAAGTCTTTGGTGTATCTTTACTTATACGTTTAGTAGGTCTAAATGTATTTTCTCCTTTACTATAATCTTTTTCACCTGAAGGTGTTCTCCAGTCTTCCTTAAACCAACGCTTTAATCTTAGTCCAGCTTTTGTTTTTCTTACAGCCATACTAATCGTGTTGGAATCTCATACCTTGTGATGCTTTCTTTTTGGATTTATTACCCCAGTTAGCTGCACCAACTTTTCTACATTTAGCCATTGCACCACTCCTGTATGCGGAAGTCTTTGGTCCATATCTAGCTTTTACTTTATAATAACAAGCGTCTTTTGGCATATTAACTTTTTTTTCTGTGAACCTTCTGTACATCAAAACTAGCGCTTAAACTAGCTCCTCTGTGTGCTTTAAATTTACCTGTATGTTTCATTAACTTATATGTATTATTACCTTTTTTCATCCAATGAAATCCTGCAGGTGCTTTTACTGTTTTTCTAGCCATTATTTTTTTGCAAATTTTTCTAGTCCAGCTATTCCGAAACACCCTAATACGATCAAAGTAAATGAATCATATACAAACTCGTTAATGATAAGATCTTTACCAAACCAACCTGTAAGTAAGTCAGCAATCATAATTACACACATTATTAAAAAAGCTATAAACCCAATTATAGTTTTTTCATTATAATTATTATTGTCTTTAAAGATGTTTAGAAAACTCAACGTTTAATAATTTTGTTTATGAATACATTTTCATTGTATTCTAATTCAATTAAATATAGTCCTTCTTCCATGTTAGATAAATCTAACTCCTGTACTTTCTTTTTTCTTTTGAGCTCTTGTCCTGATATGTTGTATAATACAACATTTACAAATTTACTAAAATATATTTTACCTTTTGTTGGATTAGGATATATATCAAGATCTGCTATTTGTCTAGTTAGTATCGGACCACTCCAATTATTATAACAATAATTATATGTGCTTTGACAAATAGTGTCCCATTCATTTTCACAACAATATTCATCTACATCTATTACCCAAGCATAACAAGGATCGTTCAACCAATAAGGGGAACCAGGACCAGTGATGCAACCAGCATCAAAAAGGCAGTTAGCACTGTCACTAACATTAGCCGTAACGTCATAGTTATATGCTGATTGGTCCATACATCCTTGTACAACAGCTTCACACGAACCATTATCAGTATTAGCTGTTGAATCATAATTAAAGGCAGTACTATCAGTACAACCGTAAATGTAAGGTATGCAACTGAAATCTTCTGTATTCGCTTGTGGGTTGTAGTTGAGCATGCTAGGATCAGTGCAACCATAGATATAAGGCACGCAAGTATTATTGTCAGCATTGGCTAAGGGATTATAATTAAACATTGTACTATCTGTGCAACCATATACATAGGGCTCGCATGATCCATTATCTGTATTTGCAAACGGATCATAGTTGTACATAGTTGGATCTGTACACCCATAAAGATATGGTATACATGTATCTGGCGCTGTAGCTAAAGCGTTATAATTAAACATCAAAGGATCCATACACCCATATACATAAGGTATACATCCGCCATTATCTACATTAGCTAATATATTATAGTTTGACATAGTGTCGTCCATACATCCAAATACAGCTAATGTTATACAGCTATCTTGTATATTTATGTCCGTAAAATATCCATTTGTTGTATCTACATGATATTCAAGATAGGCAGGCGATATACATCCTGGATAATAGTAACATGCTGTTCCTACGTTTGCTGTATCCACATAGTTAAATGCAAGAGAATCTATACACCCATAAATTTTTTCTTCACATGTATTACCGCAATATGTTTCGCCTTCGTATAGTTTAAATGGAACAACAAAAGGTGGTCTAATGCTTAATGCAGTATCCCCGTATGGATTAATTAGTGTAAAACCACATTCAAGAGCAGTGTTTTGCGCTTGTTGACTTACAAATAGTTTTGCACTTACTTCTTCTACAGCATATAAATCAATAGTAAAGTATTGATTAAAACCATTTGTCATAAAAAATAATGATGTATCATCTTCTTGATAAATTTCAAGTCTTGTTCCAACCCAACCATTCCCTACTAAATCATGTAATATTAGATCATATGTACAACGATCTATATTTTCTATTGTATTAGCTAAACTATCATAGTTAAACATAGTGCTGTCTGTACATCCATATATTTTTAAAGTAACACAGCTACTGTCTTCTATTGTTGCAAGAGGATTGTATTCTACATAATCATCATCTGTACACCCATATACAGGTGGTGGTGGTATACATGTATCGCTTATAAATACATGACTTGTATCACTACCAAAGTTAGCTACTGTTCCGTATACAAGGGTGTCTTCGCATTGTATTACATAATACGATCCGTCTTGCCCACCCCAAAGAGATCCTTGAAGGCCATCGCCATATGTGTCATAAATAGTAAATGTAAGTTCACCCACTGGTAAACAGTTAAGAATAAATTGTGGTTGATAGTTTGGTGCGTTGGGATATGTACCTCCTGATATAATTGTATTGCCTAAACTATCTACAATATCCCAAGATGTTTCTTCTGGAAACTGATCTAGGTTTATATTAATTATTGTAAGCTCACATACTGGTGGAGCAGGTGGATTAGGTGGGGGACAAGGTAAAATATTTACGACAGTATCTCTGATAAAAAATGGATCAACTAATGGATTCCAATTTATTATCTGACCTTGACATGGATTACGCATTTCAAACCAAGAAGGTTGGTTTGATACCCACCCATCACCATAAGAATCGTTTAGTGTAACTGTATATTGTCCTGAAGTTAAAAATATTATTGTATCTATATATTCATAAGGTGTTGTTGGTTGATGATACATTGCAGTATCGCCATTGGTGTTTGATACCATAAAGAAATTAGACTCTTGTGGTCCATAAAAATCAAACATTACTCTGAAGTTAACCCACGTATTTTGACCACAACATTCTTTTGGTGCAACGCAAGCTTGTAATATCAATAATATAAATATAAATTTTTTCATTAGAAATCTTCCATTAATAGTTCATCAATTATATTCTGTATTTCTTTTTTAGTAGCCATTAATTTAAAGCTTAAATCAGCCTGAAATCTTTTAACTTCCTCTCCGTCCTTCATAAGTAAGATCGTAGGAACTACTGCTATTTTATATTTCTGTTGACAATCACCTTTACCAATATCCATAGTTTCTTTTTCTACATCATTTAATTTATCAAACCAAACAACTTCATTCGCAGCATTCCAAGATGCATTAAAGTAAATCGCTGTGATCTGTGAAAAACAACATTCTGTATATACCGTAAATAAAAATAATACAAATAAAAATTTCAAACATTTTTTCATCTCAGCTTATCTATTTTATCCTCCATTCTTATCATTCTTTCTTCAAGTTTTTTAACATTAGCCTCAGTGTTGATTATTGATTGTCTAATCATTTGATCTTTCATATCAAACTCCATGCGAGTAACTTCTGGTGTAGATACAGGTAGTTCTTTAGCTTCAGCTATATCTGCCTGTAACGTAAACCACATGCCTATTAAAGCTGATAGACCAGCCCCTATTGCTATTAAAGTTTTTACACTTACTTTAAAACTAGTATCTTCATTTAGTTCTTTTGACATTATAATTCTATTCCAAAGTTAAACAACATTAATCTAAATCTTGAACACGTTCCACCGACACAAGCACAGTAATGAACATAAAATAATGTCATTGTACCAAGTCTAAATTCTATTCTGTATACTTCTTTTTTATTATTGGCCTTGTAGCCATTTATCCAATTTACTTTCATAATAATATATAATTAACACCTAATTTAAAATCATACCATTCCCTATTCCAGTATTTATTATACTTACCTTCAGCAAATAATCCTAATTGTTTACTATACTTATAACCAAATATTACTCCACCAGAATAATCTAACCACTGACCATTATTATATTTATGATAGCTATATTCATTACCCGCATCATAGTGCCATGGTAATAGGTTAGCCCAAGAATGTAACCAAAACATTTTTGTATAATAATAATAATCATATCCAACAACTAAAGAGTGATTCCATTGTGCAGGTAATTCATCTCTTTTTCTTTCAACATAATCTCTTAATACTCCAGGTATTATTATTTCTTTCCAAACATCTGATGATGTTGCCACTATATTTCCATTTGGATCTTTATACTCGCTATTATGAACATCTATTGTGTATCCCTCTTGTATTGCTAAATATGTGTAATGTATATCTCCGTTATCAAGTAACCATTCAGAAAGCGGATCATAACCATAGGGTTCTGCTATACGTTGAACAGCACCAATATTAAATGATAAGTGTTTGTTGTATTTATATCTATATCTTTGTGATGCTTCATAGTATTGTATATCTGCAAATCCGTCTTGTAGATACTCTACTTTTGTTAGCCAATCATTGTCAACATATCTTATAAAATAGTGTTGATCTAGATAATCATCACCTTCTTGTCTTTTTTTATTGAACTCAAATAAAAACTCTAGACCACTAACCTTGCCAAGTGTAGCTGCATCAGACCATGATGTTTCTGTGCCATCATAAAAAGTTTGAGCTCTATTTTCATAACCAAACCTTGCTATCTTTCTTACTCCTAGTGATAAATTATAGTCATATGGTGTCTGTATTGTAGATGTTTGTAGCCCGTCTTGAATTGAATATACATCAACATCAGATATTGATGTCCCTCCATTTGCAGCTACATAGAATGTAGAAAATTTTAAATATTTATTTATCTGAGCTTCAGTAGAAAAGCTAATTATCAATAATATAAATATAAGTTTATTCATCGTTGCTTAACCAATCTGATCCACTAACAATAGTTAATATTTCTTCATGTGTATATTTTACTTTATCTTTTAATGATTCAGGTGTATCACCTTCGTATTTAACTAAAGCTTTATCTCCAGCTAAATTATACCTTAAATAATATTTAGAAATGTTTAAAACATCAGAAAAATCAAATAATGGATCACCATTTGAATCTACTTTTTCTAAATCAGATGCATCTAATATTACATATGTTTTATTATTATACATAATTATGGTACATTATTATTTCCTACTGTTGAGTCTGCTACACAAAAACCAGTATTTCCATTTAATTTTTGAACTATAACATTAGATAGTGTAGCGTTTGAGGGTGAAGCACTACCATAAAACTGTATTCTATTACTGTCACTATCTGCTGTAAAATATAACACAGTTCCAACAGTAAATGGTCTAAGTGTGCCTGCTGTGTTAGCAAAACCATATCTAAATCTTAAAGAACCCGATCCTTCTGTTTTAACTCTATAAATCTTTCCAACTGTAAATGATGCGCCATGGTTTTGAAAAATATAATCTGAATTATGATTAAAGTTTACAACACCATTAGAAACATCAACACCATTATCTGTCCAATTTGTAAGATTATTACTAAAATCACCGTTATCTATAATATCACTATCCACTGAAAGATTTTTGTTATCAAAAATAGCTGTCAATTGATCTGCATCTCCATCAATCTGTCCATCTCCAAAACGCAACCAACACCTTATAGCACTATATATTGCTGATGGTAAATCACCTATATCGTCTGGTTTACCACTATTATATAATAATAACATTTCTGATTCTGTTAAATCTTTACCGCCTATATATATAAACTCATCTAGATGACCATGGTGATATGTATTATCTGCATTAGAATTAGATCCTAATCTTACTCTATCTATTGCTACATCTTCACTCATTTGAGTAAATGATGATGTTTTTTGCGCAACTCTTGTTCCATTTAAAAACAACTGTATTAAAGGTGTGCTTGTATTATATGTCATAGCTAAATGAAACCAGCCTAACGCTGTAATATCGTCTCCAGCTATAGAATACTCAGCTACCATGCTTGTGCCACCAGATCTGTACTTAGCTTCAATTTTAGCGCTACCCGTATTATACATTAAAACAAGCTTATTATCACTGCTAGTGCCATCACTACAATTAAAAAAAGATTCATTACCGCTTGTAGCTTGAAGTCTTATCCACATAGATATTGTTCCTGCAGCTTTATCTATTTCATTTGATAGACTGCTAACATCTATGTAATCACCTGTACCATCAAGTTCTGCTGAAAATTTATTTGTAAGAGAAGATTTTTTCTTAAGACTACTTGAGTTTAATGCTGTAGCTAAACCTAACATCAGTCACCAATATATGCAATGACCGCCCCTGTGCTACCTAATTCTATTCTTTTATATCTACCAAATATAGTAACTCCTGCTGGAAATGTTTGACCAACTACCAACTCTTGTCCACCTCCACCAAACACTTGTGTTTCTGAACCAATTGCAATTGAATGTGAGCCACCATTTGCTCCACCCGAATAAACATCACCCCCAGAATTATCTTCAGTAGTAACATATTGCATTTCACCTTTATTTGTATCGGCTATTAAACCGCCATGATTAGCAAATGTGGTGCCAGTTTCTAACACAGTAAATGCTATAAATACTTTATTTGTGGGTGGTGTTATAGCTCCACCACTTGATACATAAACTGAACCTAATTGTCCAAAACTTTTGCTATATAAATCGTCTATATTTGCCATTTGAATTTTTTACAAAGTTAATAAATTTCTTCTTATATTGTTAATCTATAAGGTTTTCTATTCCTTCAACTAAACTAGAACCAGGAATCAATTCTGTTTTTAGTGTACGTAAAGCTTTACTTCTACCTAGTCTATCTTTTTTGTCTAACGCAACTTCACCTATAAAATCAACTGCTGTTTCACCAGTAGCAATAGATGCAGGTATAATAGTATACCCAATAAATCTATCTATATCTGTAGCTGCATATATATCATTTTCTAGTTTTTTAAGAGCTTTGATAACCTCTGTATCTGGATCATCATCGTCTTCCAATATAGCTATCATAGATAGTATTGCTACAGTAATACCAATACCCCGCATAAAACTTTTTATTTCTTCTTGACGTGCAGGTGATAGTTTTTTATACTCTTCAAAAAAGTCTACCATAGTAATCTCACCTCTAAAATATTTTTGAAAGATGTCTCTTGTATATTGTGTGGCTGCAGTATAACTTCCAATAGTTACTTCGCCAAATCTATTAATCTGCTCTGATCCAAAACGATCAGCAAATAATGTTAGCCACCATTTCTTAAATTGTAGTAAAGATCTACCATATGAATACATAGATAATAGTGATGCGTCTAAGGCCGTATAACCCTCACCATGTAATGTTGCTATTCTGTTATTTATTTCTCTAACCCTTAACTCACTGATCTCACCAGTGTTGAACTCTTGATTTGTAAGAAATCCTAAAAATGCAGCACCCTGTATATAGTGTTCCGTTTTATCCATAAAGATAAATGATGCTTTTTCTATTTTACCCCATAAACCCTTACCTTCAGATAAATGAACAAAATCATCAAAGCTATGCTGTATAACCCTATATTTTTTAAGTATTTCTAATGACTTACCTCTATTTCTAAAATATCTATCTTCTCCTGTAATAAATTGTCTACCACCACGCTTACGTAATTCTTGGTATTTACCAGCTAATAAGTTACCTACACCAACTGATAAATTAAATCCTAATAATCTTAATGACGTAAGACTTACAAATCCATCTATCACCTTGTCGCCTGTTTCTCCAAATATACTTGTTTGTTGTTGTTTACCTAAAAAGCCTTGTTTCCACCACTCAGTCAAATACTTGACTGCATTCTCGTTGTTTAGATTTTTATTATATGCTATAGCAGCATTAGTAAGTATACTAGTTTGTTTCATACCTCCAAACTCAGAATCGCCATTAGAAAATAAACTACCTCTGGCAAACTCAAGTAAAGCTGTATTGATATCCATAGTAGCAAATTCTAAAGCTGCACCTCTTCGTCTTTCATACTCTTTAATTATTTCAAGATCTATATCAGATGCTCCTTTAATGTTTTTATCCAACATCTTTTGTAGTAGCTGACCGTTGTTTATTAGTGCATCTATTTCTACATCTGACAATAGTATTTTTGATCCATCCTCATTGATGCCTTGTTTTTTAAATCTTTTAGCTTTTGCTCTAAGTTTATTTAGTTCTCTTAATCCACCGAATGTGCTTTTGTTTTTGTACACATCATATTTCCACTCATAGAATGTTTTAAGTTTTATTTTACCATCTAGATCCTTACCCCTTACTTTTACACGATTATAATCAGTTGAATCTATAATCATATCATACAAACCAAACATGCCATTCTTATCCATAGCTTCTAAAGATCTCATACTTGCTCCATGTACATATGAAAACAACGCATCATTACCAGCTCTTTGCTGACCTCTAAATAGTCTAGCCGTTACATCTCTATACATTTCATAATAATCTCTTTCTTCTTTAGATAGTGATGCTTTTGCTCTATTGTATTCTTTACTATTAAGTAATCTTATCTTACCATTATCTACTTTGATTATATTACCAAATATAAATTCATACTTTTGTTGTAGTAAAAATTCTTTTTTTACTCTTTCAATTATTGTTAGATCTGATACTTTTGAATTATATAATTTATTATATGCACCATTTATTGCTTTTCTATATTCTCTAAATCTATTTACATATGAAGTATATTCTCTTTCTGCTGTATTTATTAACTCTTGTATTTCTGGTCTATCAGATGTCATATTATTAGATCCTAACCATAGTCTAAAGCCAGATATATCGCTTTGTGGCGTACCATCTTCACCTGGAATATTGTACTTAAAGTTTTGTTGACCTGCTTTTGATCTTAAAAACTCTGCTTGTTTACGAAAAACAAGTTTTCCTAATTGTAGCTCCATTTTGTATAATACAAATTGACTAGCTGCATTATCAAGTTTATAAAACTTTCTTATTGTTTTTTCTAAATCTGCAAAACTATATCTTGAAAGTGGCTTACGCTTTAAACTACCTTCAAATTCTTTTACAATATCATAGTCTTGTTCATATGTAGCATATCTATCTTTCAATAATTTAAATGTCATTGAATCTCTAGATATTTTTTTCTTATCTATACCCTTATCAGCTACCCACTGATTAAATGAATATTTTTTTGTTTCACCAGATAGCGCATCTCTGTTGAATGATGTACGTGAACCATATGCTTTTTTAGCTTTTTTTCTTGTTATTGGTATATCTCTGCTTTTTTTGCTAGCATTGTCTACTCTATCATTTAGACTATATTTATCTTTTTTAAATGAAACTAATCTAGCCGCTTCATCTAGCTTAACTAAAATCTGATCCTCTTCAATTTTATTTTCTGATTCAACCATAGCATCAATATCATCATTAATGCTTTCCATATATTGTACATCAAAAAATGGTGCAAAAGAAATGGCTTTTGGATAGCCTGTATAACCAAACTTATTGAACTCCGCCTCCATGCTAAATATTTTATTTTTATCTTCAATACTTAATTTAGCAAATTCACTTTGTATGTTTTCTATTTCTGTTTTACTGATTAGATCGTTAATTTTACTAGATAGAGTAATAAATTCTACTCCATCTGCATTTTTTACTATTTCTAAAATATTAAGAAAACCATTACCTATGTATCTAGTTTTCATATCTTCTAGTTCAGCTATTAAAGTTTGCCTATCATAAATCTGAAGTTGCGGTAATTTATTTATAAGATTGTTAGTAATAACTTGATTTATAATTTCAGTTTTATTAGAAGCTCTTTTTTCATCATTTAAATAGTTTTGTCCAATTTCAGTAGCAATAATACTTTGCACATATGGTGTGTATCTTAAATCAGTTATACTGGCTCTATTCAAAACTTTTTGAAATATACTTTGCGCATGTGTTACAATGTTATTGTTTGCACTATTACCAAGTTTATATTCTATATTAAGACCACCTTGTTTTTTTTCATTAATTACTATTGACTCTGTTCTAATTTTTTCAATCTGTTCATACACAGATTTTAACTCAACAGGATTTTTTTCTATATTTTGATGAATAGTAAATGCTTTACCAAACGGCCTAACAACATCTTTATTGAATTGTTCTAATGTATAGATTAAAAGCACAGCATCTAATTGTGCTTGCTCATTAAGTTGATTGGTATTAATAGATAGTCCATCTTTTATACGATCTGTTATTTTATTCCAGGCAACTGCATTATATTTTTTACCTAGTACAATACCCTTGTATCTAGTTCTTAAAAACTCAACTAATTCATTATAGCTAATATCCGATTCTTTATCAAAAAGTTTTTCAATATCACTATTTCTAGATAAATAGTTTCTACTTCTAGATTTTTTAAACTCCATGTATTCTTTAACAAGATCACTATTGTATATCTGAACAATATCATTAAGATCAAATCCTAATCTTTTAAGTGTTACAAATGAAAAAACACTTTGATAAGTAAGTCCTAATCTTTCTGTGTATTGAAACTTAGCATTATCTAATGCAATGTTCAATAACTGCGCTACACCAAACCACTCGTCTTTGTTTTGATCATTAAAGTTTGTTACACGCTTACCATTTATTGTTATAGGTACAGGAGTTGGTTCATTATTGTGTGAAAATATATTATATGTTCTTTGCAATGCTGCTATAATACCAACTAATTTTTTTCCTGGAACATTGTTTTCAAACACTAAAGCATCACCAGTTGGTAATAATTGACTATCTGTGGTTGGGGTTTCTGTACCTAATATTTTTTCTACTGTATCTTTAATATCTATAACCGCCTGTGTTTCACCTGTTTTATTATCATTACTTACTAATTGCACATAGTTGTCAAAAAATAAATTGCTTGCTCTTTTCCAATTTGTTTTTCTAGCCTCTTCTTCTGTATATTTAAAATTCATATGCACACTATCTCCGTCTAAGTCTGCACCCCAAGCTGCACTTACCTTTGCAGGTATTGTAATATTACTACTAGGTGTGTTAGCAACCTTCTCGTGAAACTCTTTTATAATAAAAACAGAACTACTTACTTTACCATGAGCAGGTATTCTTGTACCAATAAACAAATCTCCGATCTCTACACCCTGTTGTTTCATATAGCTTGGTATCCACGCTTCAGAAACAATAGTATTTGGTTTTGTTTCTAGTAATAGGTCTAGTTTTCTTTTGAATATTTTTTGTGATGTCGTATTGGTTTCTCCAGTATAATTACCATTATCATCATAATAGTCAGAAACTTTTTTGTATGATTCTAAATTTAATCCTAGATCAGATGACTGATATGCAATACTACCTTTTGTATACATCTTTGTACCCTTATGCGCCACCCTTCCTAATGCTGCTGCATTGTAAGGACCATTTATATATGGATATCTTGGATCTGCATATGAAAAAAAGTTTTCTATAAGCGGTCCATATATATTAGAGCTAACGGATGACAAAAGCTCATCTCTTTCTTTATATACATTTTTGTTATCACCAACTTCTATTATATTTCTGTTACGACTTTCGTTATTTTCATTCATTACTTCTGTACGACTATTAGTCATGCTATCAATAAATGGTTTACCATCTCTATCAATGTTAGTATGTAAATGATAAAATAATTGTGATGGATAAAATCTTTCGTTAGATTGTTTGTCTAGCTCCAACTGAATACGTAAACCCTCGCCAGATAATGCTTGATAGTCATCTCCTAAATAAAGCTCATTTTGTTTTTGATTTATAGTTTCTGTATTTTCAAAAATATCATATACATACTCACTATTTTCTACACCTTTTTTAAATACTTTGGTAGATGATTCTGATACTGCTAGAACTAAGTTTCCATGTAAAAAAATATTTTCTCCATCAAAATCTTTTATAACTACTTCAGATATTTCTGTATGTCTAGCTCTTAGATCATCAGCTATTTTTTTAAACGCTTCACTGTTATCTTCCATGGTTTTGGTAATAGGATGGACAGCAAACTTTAAATACACTGTTTCGTTTGTGTCTATGTCTGTATGATAATATACAAACTTCAATACACTACCAACCTTTTGAATGTCACCAAACTTTTCTGAAACCTCTTGTATTTGTTCTGGTAACATATACCCCATAGCATCATTTTGTATATTGCCTTCGTTATCAAAAGTATCTTTGTATATAATCATTTCTACTTGAGCATTTCTATCATATGGTGTACCGCTAGCTATTGCACCAGCAGTTCTTTTTATATAATCTATTTCATTTTTAGATTGTCTATGATCATGTATAAAAAACTGTTGTGCCATAAACTTATTGGCAATATATGATGTTAAGAAAAATTTATTAGCAGGATTATTTTTTACAAAGTCTTTATTACCCTTAAATAATTCTATGTTTTTTTCTATATAATTATTAAATTCTTTTTCAAGTTGTTTAATATTACTAATTTGATTATTAGTTATATCAAAAGGAAAAACTCTTGATCCATCTGTATATGTATCTTTATACGCAGGATTGTTTTTAATTTTATCTAATATAATTTTTGTAGTAGTATCATTATGTGCAGCTAATGCATCAACGTAATACCTTCTGCTTTTATCTGAAAATACAGCTATTGGTTGCTGATAGAAAAATGATTTTTTGTTTTTGTTTTTATTGTACTGAGAAATAAATTGAAAATAATCACTTGCTAGTAGTTCTATAGATGACATTCTTGTATATGCTAATGATTTATCAACATATCTTTCTGCTTCTACACCACTTTTAAGATAAGTCATCAATCCTGAATTTATACTTATTCCTAGTGGGTTTGTAATTATATCTTTGTTGTCATTTACAAGCTCTCCATTCTTTTTTCTTTGCTCAAGTATAGCTGTAAATATATTGTTGTCAGGATGTAATATATTTTTTTTAGAAAACTCTTCATTGTTATTTACTCTATTTGCTATACGCATAGACTTATTGTGTAAGCTATTTTCTTTGTTAAGAATACTTACACCTTGATTTTCTACATTATCAACTATAGATAAATAGTTTGATGCTCTAGACAGTATTAAAGATTGTGTAAGTATTTGTCTTAGTTCTATTTGCTTATTGAATATACCTGGAGTAAATGCTTTTGTTTTGAAAACAAATTTTTTGTTTGCAAAAGCCATAAGACCTTTGGTTTTAAGATCTGGATTACCAAACTTATTTATTGTATGATCAAATAATATATTGTGTAAATAATCTCTTCTGCCATCAAAATATAGTAAGTTATTTAATACAGCATCTTTATCTATAAGTCCTGCATTTTCAACATCTTCAAATAAATTATCTAAATATTTTTTTGCAGCTATTCTTCTGTTGTATATACTATTAGCATCTTTATCAAACAGCTCGTTATATACTGCTGCTAGTTTGGGCCCTATTTTATTTTGATCTTTTTTTATTTTATTAAGTAAAGATGTAACAACTCTATTTTCAAGTGTGCTACTAGTTGCATCAAATTGCCTCCAACTTCTAACACCTTTATCTTCTATAACTAATGCATTTTTTGTAAAGTTTTCTATTTGTACATTATCAAAAAACATTTTCATTTCTAGCAGCTTTGCGTTACTTAGTCTTGGATTAAGATATACTTGATCCAATACGCTAAACATGTTTGCTATTTCATCTGTTTCTTGTCTGGCTGCAGTTATAAACAGATATGAATCATATTTATTGTCTTTTGCTAATCCTATTAACTTTGCCATTAATTTTTTAAGTGACATTGGATTATCTGGATTTCTACCATTATATATGCTTACAATATTTGACATAACATTTGACATGGTAGTAGACATTGCAAGATCTTTTTCTTCTCTAGCTTCTATATCATTAAGAGTTTCAGACTCTTGACTTACATCATCTAAAAGTTTTTCAAACCTTTTGTTTCCTTGCTTATACTGTATCTTATTATTTGATTTTTCAACTGTAGCCTCTATGTATGTTTTTATATCGGCTACCTGCTCTTCACTCAAATTGTAGTTTTTTTGTAGGTCTTTCAATACACTTGCAGTAATCTGATCTGTTGATTGTGCTTTACCTATATACTTACTAATGTGTGAATATATTACTGAATGTCCGCTTATACGTCTTGTTTTGTCTTTAGATGCTCTTTTTCTTGCCCCATATGCACTATTTCTAATCTTAGGTATCTTACCATTGTTAGCTTCAAAATTAGTTAATACATACTTTATTGCAGTTTCAAGATTTAAATTTTCAATGTCAGCTACCGCTATGTTCAAAAACTCTCTAGCCTCTTCATCAGTAGCTATATCTTTAGTTTTTTTATAAAACTCTATAATGTCTTTTTCTAATTGTTCTCTAGCTAATGTACCTTCAATTACAGAATCAGCTGTACCATTTGAATAATTTTCTAAAGTTCTAACAAATGCTTCTTCTATAACATGGTCTTGCAAATCTCTTCTAACTTCTTTAGCTCCGTCGCCTTTAGCTAATAACAATAAGCCATTAAACAATTCATTTATCTTAGTATTATCGTTTGCTATTTCTGCTTCTTGAAGTTCATTAGCTAAACTGACCATGGCATTATCTACATTAGGAGATTGATCTGTTTTGATTCTATCATACAGTTCTCCTAAAGTAATTTTATCTCCTTTATAATTAATAAGTATAAGTTCTGGATACTCTCTTCTAATATCTTCATAGATCTTACTTCTGTATAATAGTTTACGTATACGCTTCATTAATGGCGTGTTCTTTTGTAACGTATAGTATATATGTCCAGCCTCGTGAACAGCCGTTGTTTGCGTAACTTGATCTCTATTTATAAGTATTATATTACCAAATGCAAGCGCTACTGATTTTTGTCCATAGTCATCAATAAGATTATCCATAAGAATACCTTTGAAGCCAGGAAACTTTTTATCAACTATAGATTTAATATAGCTATACTCATACAAAGATGTTCTACCACCGCTTTGCGCATATGCTTTTAGTCCTACATATTCATCTGGATCTTGCCTTGTATCTTTTATTGCAGAAACATAATCCTTGACATCTTTTTGTTTCTTTTTAATTTTTTGTTTTACTTTATCAAGTACAGATTTGTTTGAAGTCTTTTTAGCTTTTCTTTTAAATCCTTTTGCAAAATCTCTTTGTGCTACTTTACCGATTTCAACTCCATTCGCTTTTACAATAATCTCAGACTCATATAGTTTATTATTAAACTCAAAAAATAATTGACCGTCAATGTTAACTACATTTTCTTGACCTTTTTGTGGACTACGAACTTCTAGCTCTATATCTACATCTTGATCTTCTAAAACAAACACATCTGATCTGCCTTCTTGATCAACGTAAGATATTTTTTCACCATCCTTAACAATAGTGTAATATGACTTACCTCTACCTTTTTCTATTTTTGATTTTTCAAGAGTTCTAGAACCTTTAGATTCTACCTCTTGATAGTCCCTTGATTTAGGAACTACTCTATTTTGGTCTTTTTTTTTTACGTCTTCTGGAGTTTCAGGAGACGTTTCTTCGGCTTGTGTATCTTTCCTTTCTTGTCGTTTTTTAAGTAAATTAACATCTTTGTTGTTGATGTTGCCGTCTCTACCAGTGCCTTTTATATTTAAAGCATCCTCTACAGTAACTTCACCATTTTCAACTGCTTCTTTTAATTTTGTTTTTGCGCTAGATGTAATGTTTTCCATTTCATCAATCTGATTTACCGCATCTTTTATTTTTCTATTTTCTGCTCTTTTGTCTTGAATAGATTTAATACGATCTCTACCAGCCTGAATAACATTTTGTGCGCCAGTCACAACAGCTGCCCCAGCTTTCTTAGCTGTTTCTGTTACTCTTTGTAATCTTGATGGTTGATCTTTTTTTTCTTGAGCTTCTCTTTCTTGTCTTTGTTGTTCACCTTCCTGTGTAAGTGTTTCAAACTCTTGGTCAGTGAGTCCTGCAGGTTTAAATCTTTTATCTCTAGCGCCTGCTTTTGTTTTAGGCGCTGTGTCTTTTTTTCTTGTATACAAAAACTCAATTTCTTGATTTAATTGTGCTTCCTCTTGATTTTTTTTCTCAACTAATTCATTGTATTCTTTTTCTATTGCATCTACTTTTTCTTGTAGATTTTCTTTATTTTTTATAACCTTAGAAATTTTATCTATTTGTTCATTTTTTGATTCTTCTAAAGATTTCTTTTCCTGTTTTATTCTAGATAATTCAACTTCATAGAAGAAAGCTGCCTGCGCTCCACTTTCAGTAAGGCCTGAATTTATTGTATGTTTTTCATATGCAGTTTCTAAATTATCTATAGCTTCAAATAAAATGTCTGCACTTTCTTGTGTCATTTTACCGCTATCTACTTGTTGTTGTATTTGATTTTTTGAATACGTTCCATCACCATAGTAGTTCCAAACTTGTTCTGCTAAAATTGCATCTTGCATTCTTTGACCTGCAGCACTATCTTCATAACTTTGTTCCCATAAATCTATTTGTTTATTTACACGATCAGATTTATCATTAAATGCTTTTGTTCTTTCTGCAGCAGAATCAAAATATCCTCTGACTCCACCTAATGTACCGCCTAAACCTACGCTTGACCAAAAAATATCTTTGATCTCTTTAGGTGCTTGATCAGTTGGTGCGGTTTTTAACCAGTCTGTCCAGTCATCATATTCTAATCCTTTTGCTTCTTGTATATTTGCATATTTAGCCCATTCTTGATATACTTCTTGAAACCCTTCAGTTAATCCCTCAAGACTTGCATATAATCCTGCAGCAGGTAAATTGGGTAATATTTTTTTCATTAATGAAGCTGATAGTGTTCTAATATTAGTTGAAAATTTAATTTTTTGCGGTCTTACATTTTTCATTACTGCTCCTATGTTAAAACCTGCCGTTCTACCAAGACCACCAAATAACAAACCATATTGTAAAATATCAAGACCAGCCCATTTCATATTGTCACCCATAACGCCTACAGCTTGTCTAGAGGCTTCTTTTGGTGTAAATAATGGATTACCGTTTGCGTCTTTTTCGTTAATCATAGTATTATATGCTTCTCCAGATAAATACGCACCTTCTACTAAGTTTGCTGTTAAACCACCACCTACTAAACCAGAAGTCTTTTTTGCTAGTTTTGTTGCCTTTAATCCTTTTTTACCTGCATCGTATACAAATTTTCCAGCTAAACCAGTACCAGGTGTAGCAAATTTTCCAGCTTTACCAAACTTTGATAAAACTTTCACACCATACCTACCCATAGCTCTTGTTGCTAATATAGATCCTGTTCCATATGGCACTACAAATGATAAAGCATATGGTAATAGTCTAGAAAACTTAGAGCTATAAAATTCACCTTTGAATAAATCAGAAAATGACATATCATCAAAATCTTTTGATAAAGCTAATACATTATCGTTTTGATATTGCTCTCCTATGTTTCTTAAATAATTACCTATTTTACTGTCTGGCTGTGGTTCTCCTGGTGTTAAAAATGATTTTATAAAGTCATATGTGTCACCTGATCCATACAACAAATCACCCCAACCTGCTTTAAAACCTCTTACAAATCTTTGTCTACCTGTGCCTATTGCAGCTCTTGGATCAAGCATTTCTTGCAATGGTTGTTCTTGTGGTTGTGATGCCTGTGCAGAACCCAATGCACCAAGACCTCTAAAATAATTAGACGCTTCTTGATTAGGTATTTCCCCTACAACAATATTATCAAATAAACTATTAATTCTATTTGTTTCAGAATTGTCATATTCTGAAATAGCTTTTTTTGCATCTGTATTGTATGTATCTTTTTCTATCATTGAGTATGATAATACTTTGCTATATCTCTAATTATTGTCTTTGATTTATTATAATCTTTTTTAGGCATATTTCTTTGTCTCCATTGATCATATGCACTTGGCCCTTGCTTAATAGATTCTAGCATATCTCTATTATTTGGATTTGATATACTATTGTAGAATAGTTTTGTTGATAGCTGTAAATATTCATTTTGATTATTAGCTACATCTACTGGACTACCATTAGCGTCTCTTGACATTACAACAGGATACTGCCTGTCTGCTTTTGCATTAGAATATAAATCACCAATAATGTAAGGCATGACTGAATTTATAACATTAGTTGGAACATCATTAAGTCTTAAAGATACAGATAAATTTTTATCTGACATATTCATAAACTGATCTACATCAGATCCTTCTGGTAACTCTAAACTTTTTGTCAGTTTTCTTTTTAGACTTTCTGTTTTTTCTGCAAGATTTGCATTAAACTCTATTTGTTTATCCGCAGATATTCTACTTATTGCAGCATTTTTAAGATTTTCAGAAGGGAATTTTTCATCTATTGCAGATGCTATAACATCATTTTTTATATCTACTTCTTTATAGTAATAATCATTTGCAAATTCTTTGTCTACAAGTTCAGCCAATAATACAGGCTCTATAACTTTATCTTTATAATTATCAAGTATTTTATCTGTATTTTCTTTACTATCAAAAAGCAAGAAACTTTCAGGCATGCCATTAACTTTACCAGATACTTTATATCCAATAAAATATCCTTGCAGTTTTGCATCAATATTAGTTTCTTCTCCAAACAAACCTTGATCATCTTGTTTTATTAAAGTACCAGAATCGTTATAAGTTCCAATAGGATCAAAGTCTTCTATTTCTTTTTTGGTTCTATTATACTTAGATATATATTTATTTTCATCTACCCTTATTTTTGGTGCCCAAGATTCAGTAATACCAGCCTCTACGTTTGGATCTGCAAATACTTTATCTGTTCCAGCTAATTGTCTATTTTTAATAAAGTAAGGAACATTTTTTCCTATACGTTCTGGACCAGTGCCAGATTCAACGCCACCTATAGATTCAAATTCAGCAAAAACACCACCATCTTGACCAAGTGTAAATCTATTTCTTGTTGTTAATCCCTCTTCAAGACCAGTGTAATAATCTTCTACAGTCTGTGGGCTAATAGCTTTCATTGATTCTAAAGCTTTGTATATTCTTTGAGACATAGCAACTTGTGGTTCTTTAACACCATACAATGGTACACCATTAAAATACTGAACACCAGTTGCTGACATTTCACCGCCTAATTCTTTATTAACATAAGCAATCATCATTTCATTTGTAAACGCAGATGCTTTTTCTTGATATTCTTGTGGTGATAAATCGCTTCCATAATAATCATTCATCATATCTTTCAATATTGCACCTTGATTCAAGGCTACTATCATTTCTGCAGTTAAATTTTGTCCTGCTGCTAGTTCTCCGTATTTTGCTTTAAACGCATCATCGTTAGCAGGTAAATAATCTCCTCGTAAACCATGAAACTTAAAATTATCTATTTCTCCTTTAGTAAATGCATCAAAATTTTGAAGCGTTTGTTTTGTAAGTAATCTTGCATTACCATTTACATCAAGTGCATGTTTATAAAAAGATTTAAGATTTTGTAAATTTTTTTGTGTTCTTTGTTGAATTGGATTATTCTGTAATTGTTGTTTATATTGAGCCATATAGTGATCTAAATTTCCATATAATTTTGCATTCATTACATTTCCATTATATTCTCTTAAAACATTTTTTATATCTTCAAAACTTGAGTTCTCTTGCATCCATGCTCTAAAATCATCAACATCTTTTTTTCTACCATATGTAAATTTATTTTGACCTTGACCTACTTCAGTAAATAAGGTGCTTTTAGCAGCCTCCTCTGCATTCAATAACTGTTTTTGATATGCTTCATTTATTTTGAAGTTTTGAATCTGTTGGTTTCTAACAGTATTAAGCAATTGAAACGCTTGCAATTCATTTCTTTGTCTTTGTTGACCTAAATTACCTGCCGTTTTTAGTGGTCCTAGTAAAGCGCTATAGTATCCAAAATCTGACATAATTAACCTGTAAATATACTTGTTGGTGAAAAACCTCCTGATTGTAAATTTCCAAATGCACGTTTTAATAAAGCATTGTTGCCTGACAAGCCACTTAATACATTACTAAATGCTTGTGCAGCAAATTGACCTGCTGCTGATTTATCTTGCAGTTGTAATCTCATATCTTCTGCTCTTTGTTGTTCCGATCTTTGTTGATCAAAATTTTCTTTAAACATCATAAGATCAGTAAACTCTTTTTGATTCTGTCTACGTAGTTGATCATCTTGTGCTGCAAAGTTTAATAGTGCCGAAGATCTAGCAGAGTCTAATACTCCAGACTGTGCTAAAAATCTAGCCCTGTTACCTGCAGTACCTCTTACTGCATTTTCTAATCCTACTTGATATGCATCGTCAATACGCTCTCTAATTGCTCTTTCTTCATTAGGAGCAAATCCTTGTTTAGCAAGTTCTTTTGATTGTCTATATTGCTCGTAAAACAATGGAGATAGATCGGCTCTTTTTTGTGGCTGCACTTCTTGCATAGCATCTTTCAATGCTCTTTTACCTAATACATATGAAACTAATGCTCCTGGACCTCCAATACCATCTAATACTTTTGATGCAGTAGTAAATGCTGAATCGGCAAATGATGCCGCCCCACCTATTGCATCCGTTATTGTTTTTTTTCCAGGCGTATCTTCAGGATACAATCTTGCGAATTCTTCAGGATTTGTCTGCCTAAGAACTTCTTTTGTGTCAACTGGATCTTTATCATCAGATTCTGGCACATCTACAGATTTCATGTCACCCTCTAAATTTATAGTTTTTTCTTCTGGTTTTGTTTCTTCTTCTGGTTTTGCTTCTTCTTTGAAATAGTTATCAATCATTTCTTTTTCTTCCTGAAGCATTTGCATGATTGGATCCATCATGTTTCTTATGTCTTGTTTTTGTCCAGGATTTAAGGCTTTCCAATCTTCAGCTTTGTAGCCATATTTTAGAGCTTCCTCCGCATCATAATCATAATCTTTAGCAAGATCATCATAACTTTCTGGTAAGGGTGGTGTTTCTCCAGGTAAATTTATTTTTTCATCTTTTGCAGGATCATATTTATATGATTTTTTACCTGTAAATCTATACAATTGATCAGCAGAAATTCTATCTTCAGTTCCGTCTTTGTTTACCTTAAAGTGTTTTGTAAAAACACTACGAAAAAGATTTGTATCATCAATTTTTTTTCTTAATTCATTAGCTTCATTTAAACTCTTTGTTTCTATTTCATAAATAACAACATTACCCTGTTGTCTGCTTGAAACTTGTATACCCAGCTCTTCTAATTTTTCTTCTTGTTCCTTTGTTAACCCCCCTACAAAAACGCCATCTCGCAATCCACCAAGCCCTACCTGAATTGTATGCTTTGTTTTAACGCCAGCACTAAAAGCGTTTGGTTCTATTTTTTTTGTTGGTATTTTACCTAAAGGTATATCTGGATCATCTTCTTCTGGCACGTCAACAAATTCCATTTCATCAGTTTTCTTTTTACTATAATAGTTGTCTATTTCTGCTTCTGGTAAAACATTTTTTAAAATATTTCTTTTTGTTACATTACCATCTTTATCAGTCCAGCTTGGATTTGCTTTAGCAATAGAATCATTTGGAGTTGCTATTATATCATCTAATCCAGAGTCTGCTTTACCAGGTAATGCAACAGTAATATAGGGGTGTTCACCTTTTGTGTGATTCTCAATAAAATATGAGTTTACTAAATCAAGCTGTTCAAGAACAGACATGTTTTTAATGTCCTCCATTTCATATTTAACTCCATTAATAGTTTTATAAGTTTGTCCTTTATCAGGATAAAACTGTATTAACCCTGTTGCTGGGCTATTAGGATTTTTTATAGTAGTATCATATGTATTAGCAGTTTCAAATTTTATAACATTTAATAAATCTTCAACTGAAAAATTATGTGTTTTTGCAATTTCTTCTAACTTTTCTTTTACGCCTGGTTGATTTAAAAATTCTTCTCTACTCATTATGCCATATTATTTTTTTTCCACTTATTTATATTTTTTTGTGCAACCATAGCAATTTCTTTATCATCCATATTAGACTTAAACTGATCAGTTGCATGGTCGTACACGCCCGCGCCCGCACGCACGCGAAAGTTCAATTGTCCTTTCTTTGAAAAGATATTACCATCTGCATCTACAGGCATAGGATTCTTTACATGAGTTTCTTTGCCTGGTGTAATCATACCACCCTGCATTGCTCTTCTAATAGGGGCAGCAGCTCTTTTAAAATCACCAGATTTAAGTCCAGCCTCTACTTCATTTTGATCATTTACTATCAATTCATTTCCAGTAAATTCAGCTACAATATTTTTTCTACCACCGTCATTGAACTTTGAGCCCCTTTCTTTAAACCCTTTTTTGTAATCTTGCTCAAACTCTTCACCTGTCATTCCTAATATTTTGTTTACATAATTTTTAGTTTCTTCAGGTAATTTATCTACCCATGACAAACCACCATATATATCAACACCTTTATCTTTTAATTTATTAAGCCTATCAACTAATCCTGTTGGCCCAAGATTATATGCTGCTAATGCTTTTGCTACTCTTACTTCTTCACTACCCGTCTGATTCCAACTTCTATTTAGTAATGCGTCCATATATTTACTTTGCAAATTCATAGACAAATCTGTATCGGTTTTTAAATCTTCAAAGGTTTTACCCTCTGGAACAAAACCACGATTTTTCATATCTTCAAATGTCTTAGGTATGATCTGTGTTAGTCCTAAAGCGTTTTTTTTGCTTCTAGCTAAAGGATCAAAACTAGACTCAACAAATATCTGTCTATTCATAATACTATCCATAGGCATACCAAAAGCTTGTAAAATACCACCATTTTCAAATGATAAATTACCACCATATATATTTTGATATTTACCAGCTTCATCGCTATATGCTAAAGCTGTATTCATGTTAGCTATTTGTTCTCTTTGGTCAATCACGGCTTCATTAATAGCGTCTTGTCTTTTTTCTAATTGTTTTTGAAATTTAGTTTCTGCTTTGTCCTTTTTTTTCTTGGCCTGACTTTGACTAAACAAACCCTTACCTAAACCAACTAAACCACCTATAATTGTTCCCACTCCAGGAGCTATTTGTGTACCAAGTAATGCCCCACTAGCTATATCACCCCCAAGCTCTACATTACTATATTCATAAGGGTTTTGATCTCTTGTTGCTGCATATACTCCTAACGCTGCTGCAGGGTTAAATGATGTGGGTGTTGCTTCTTTAAATATTTTTGTAAGAAACTCTGGAGCCTTACCTTCAGCGTATGCAAGCCCCTTACCTACACCAGCTCCTAATCCATATTGACTTAAACCCATAAGTGTTTTGTCAGCTCCTGTCATTTCATCTTGCATTTCTCTAGCTTGTGTTACAGGATTTATTGGTTCTGGATTTTCTGCATATATATTTTCTAATGAAGGTTGAAAAGCTAAACTTGAATATGGATTTGTAGCTTGATATTCTCTACCTTGATTGTAAAACCCACCATAAGTATTTATTGCTTTTATAATATCAGAATATGCCATTAATTATAAGATTTGCGATACTTCGCCATTATTGCAAAGATATTAAATTTTTCTGATGTTTCTATTTCTAATCTTAGCTTACAATATGTTCCTCTTGCTCTTCCAAAAAATTGATTACCGCTTTCATGTTCTACACTTCCACGAATCGGATACCTTAATATATTTTCTCTATATTTAACAAGAGCATTATCTATTTCTTGTGGTGTATTCATGTTCTCAGTTTGAAAAGATAGTTTGACATCATTAGAAAATTGGTCCATACCTCCATCACCATCACTTGTCATTGGAATTAGTGAATTGTCAAAAACCTTTGTATCTTGTGCCTGCTCATTAATAACCTTTTCTAATACAGTTTTATCTGCAGTTGGTAATTCATCTGTTGATGAGTCTTGATAGTATACATTTCTTAAGGGGTTACTATCCCATAACCATAATTGTAATGGGTTATATCTATAAGTGCTATCAAGTTGTTCATAATGTAAGTATGAGCTTACAGGATATTGATCTCCTACATGTATCAAAGCTGGATCATGTAAAAGCCATTGGCTTGGTGATGCGCTGTAATATGAAGTAAAAGCATTGACACCTTCATTGTATGCTACTGTAGTGCTAATAATATCAGTAACGCCTCTAGGTCTTGTTCTGGTATTATTTAATAATGTTGAATTATGAAAAGTGACAATTAACTCTTTGTTCATATGATCAAACGTACTTTGTATGCCTAAAAAATCTAGATAATTATCAGACACGTAGTTTCTGCTAGCACCTACTTGAAATGGCACCTGAGATAGATCACCAATTGCTGTTTGATTAAATGAATCCAAACGACCTTCTTCTTTGATCGTAGATCGTAAGGCAGCTCTTAATCCTAATGTATCACCTAATGACATTAATGTTTCTGTATCATATTTATATATTTTACCATATCTGCTATCAACATAGTATATAGCCTGTTCACTAGTTGTTACACTATGCATATGGCGTGTACCAAACTTTGTTGTTATGTACAGATGGTTTTCTAAAGTTTCACCCGTACCAGTAAATAAGCTTGAACCTGTATCGTCTGTAATCATAGATACTGGATTAACTAAAACTTTTGCAAATGCCTCATCCTGTAATACGTAAATATCATTTTTAAAGTTTATTACTCTATTGATTTGTCCATATTTACCTTCCATGTCATGGAATTGGTTAATAGGAAACACTCTAAATGCATCACCTAGCTCACCTAATATTTTTGTTCTTGAATATGCTAACTCATACGGTAAATCAAGCGGATCATTTGTTCTTTCTTCATCTATCATCAAGCCTGACTTAATATTATTTTCTTGTGAGTACACATAATTATATACCCAATCATTACTAAATGGTGGTAAGTTTTTATCTGTACCTAGTGTAGTATCACCTGCGTTCAATGATAATAAACCACGCATATCTGTATTAGTAAATGATTCTACAGGAAACACTTGCCATCTTGCAAATGAAATTCTTGAGTAGGGTATGTTTGTTTTTTGATGTGAATATAAATTTACAAATGTATCGCCACCAAATACTTTAGAATTATGAAACTGCATAATAGTTTCTGGTCCAGGTGTAAATACAACTGGATGAAAATTACCACACGGTATAAATCTAGTTGATTCAATGGACGACTTTGAACTTCCGCCATATGCTACAGACTTTCTAACTATAGAACATAGATATTTAAATGGTATATAAGATTTTATTGTTTGTGCACTTTTACTATTACCTAAAACATAATTGTATTGTTGATCTGCATCTGAATAAAAAGTCCCATTATCTTGTCTTGAAAGAAATGATTGATTTTGTAAAATCATACTTAAATTTCTTGGGTGAAAGTTATACATACTAAGTGTATTACCATTAAGATCTCTGCCAACCTCAATGACTATAGACCTTAAACCTTGTTGCATTGTAGAAATTGTATCATAGTTAAAATCATCAGCATTAGCCGTTGCATATCCTGCCTGTATGTCATTTGTTATACTTGAAAATTGAGCATACCAAACATAGTCTCCGACAAAACCTAATGTGTTGTTTGAAAAACCTGAATATTGTCCACTTGTCATAGAATCATCATTTTCAAAAAATGTGCTTGATAATATTTCGCCTGCAATAATTTCTTTTGCCGCAACTATAGTACCCATTTGCCTGTAATCTCTATTAGGGTTTGCGACATTAAATACAGAGTTACTAAAATCTCTTGTAACAAAAGTATTACCTCCAGATATTTCAAAATCAATACCCCAGGATGGATCATAAACATAATATTTACCAATTAAAATTCCATTTTTTTCATTTAACTCTGTTTGTCTTTTACTACTAAATCTTAAAGCTTGTGACAGTTCTATTGACTTATCAGGTGATTGCCAGCTTGTTGTATTTCCACTACTTGCTTCACCTACTCCGTTTCTATACCAGCCTGAAGGATAGTTAGGTTGATTCAAATCTGCTGTATATCTTAATTCATCAGTAAGTTTTAACAAACTATCTATTCTTAACATATCACCTTCTTTTGTAGCATATCTATATGTACCAAAAGAACTATCAGGGCAATCTAAAGTAAATATATTATCAGTTATCCACGCATGTCTATTAAGTTTTGCAGCACCACCACCTAAAACTTGTCCATTTTGACATTTTTCATATGATCCAAAATATGCACTATGCATACTTTTTTCTCCAGGAGCACCCATACCTACATGAAGGCTGTTAGCACTTCTTGATCCTGCTAAATTATCTCTATATGGATATGATCCGTAAAAACCTACTTGATTTTCATTTTCTTGCATTACATAAACTTGTCCCTCTGTAACCCCGCCAACTGTTAGTTTACCTGTTGTAATTCCATCTTCGTATCTTGCAATGTGTGAGTTTTCTGCTAAGCCAACATATCCATTTAAAAATGTATCATATTCTAAAAATTGTGGATCAGTGTTCGTCGCATTTGAAAATGGAAAATCTGTAGTTCCCGAATAGTTTTCATTATCATCTACAGAAAATTTAGCATCTTGATAATAACCCCTTTGCAACCCTTGATCAATTCTACCATACTTCATTGTTTGATTTAACAAACCTTGTTGTAAAACTCTACGGTCTATTTCTTTTCTTTCTGCTCTTACTACTCTAAATCCTGATATTTTTTCACACACTTCTTGAGGTATTAAAAACTCAAAGTTTACAAACAAATCAAAAAGATAATGCCTGCTATCGTAGTTATTAAGACTGTCAGGATATTGAGGCAATGTGTTAGCTATATATCCAGGATACCATTTATTTTTTCTTGTTGCATTTAATCCAAGCCCAGGATTTAAATTATCTGTATTTGTATCTACCCGCGTCCCATCAGCATTAATATAAGCTTCTGGTTTTGCTTGACTATCCTGTACGCTAGTATTATCATTAAACCACGAACAAGCCACAGGAGGTATAGAATGCCCCCAAACTGTAGATATTCTATGATCTTTTATTTTATCAAAACTTATTATTTTATGATCCCCATTTAAATATGTTGAATCAACTTGTAATGGATCATAAGCTACTGAATCTACATTCATCATTCTTAATAAATCATACATTTCTGGCGTTTGTATATCACCAATCCAAAGTACATTACCAGGGCTGCCATTTAAATCATACACCTGTACTCCAAATCTATATATTTCGCCTCTTTGATAACCTCTTTGATCTCCCGCAAGATGCGGATCTTTATTACCCCCTAGATTCATTGAAGCACTATATGTTACTTCAGTATTATTATTTATTAATGTTTGTGTAGTCAGCACGCCTCCAACTTCTATTATTTCACCTGCTATATTGTCTGTTTGAAAATTATCTATTGAATTAGATACGCTTTCTATATATGGTACATTTCCATCATTAGTAGTAATGTCAGCAACTTTTTCTTTTATACCAAAAGTAACTCTACAGCCACCTAAATAATTTTGACCAAATTTATAGCTTTGACCACCAAGCGTCATACCATCATCTAAAAATCTATATTCATCTTGTGTTTTAGTGGCTAAAGAAAATGCATTACCATTCATTTTTCTTTGTAAGTATCTTGTTGCATATTGTGGTTCTGCTGGATCACCATCGTTGAGCTTACCCAAAAGATAATCATCGTCTGGTATTAATTTTACAGTTGGAGAATTACTTGACTCTTTAAAATACACAGGTACTTCTGGATCAGTTGATGTAAGCATCGCTGTTTGATCTAATACTGGCGGACTGTATGATGAACTTATATTATGTCGTAAAATTTTTACATTCCATTCTTTTTCAGATATAAAATTTCTTTTTTGTCTTAAATTACCTGCAAATAATATATTATCTTTTATTGCAATATCTTTACAAACGTCCCACGTATTGGTTTCAATTAGAACTTCTTCCAATCCATTTGATATTTCATTAGTAAATTCTAGATGATTAAAAACAACATTTGTAGCACCATCTGTTATTAGTTTTCTATCTACCAAACCAACCCTAGGTGGTATATTAAGATCTTCGTACAATAAAGCATATAGCTCTATATATGAAAAGTTTGTATCTAAATCTTCTACTACTATTCTAAAACCTTGTGATCCAATTTCACCTTTTGGAGATCCTCCATAATCAGTTGATGTAGCAAAACCCTCTTCACTTACATGGTAAAAGTTACTAAGTGGTGAATATGAAGATTCTCCTCCATTTGCAGATATATATTTATATACATACTGATATGTGCCTACAGGTAAAGATCCGTTAAGTGTAAGATCCAACACAGGTTGTGATGCATTTACAAGTGGTGTTAGATTTAAACTAGAAGGTGGTAATAAATTTTTACCAGACTGTCTTGTGTTTAATGTTCTAAGTGGGTTTTTATTATCTGTCCAATAAATTCTTGTTATACTTTCATTTTCAACTATAGCTTCAACACGAACAGGGTTATCAATATTCATGTTAAGATCTGGATAGTTGCCGTTCAAAAAACTATAACTTACAAGTAAATCTTCAACAGATTCAACTTTATTTTCATCGTCTATAGTAAGTCTTAGAAAGACCGTTCTTGTTGTGGGATTATCAATAGCTGTTAAGTCAGGCTTTATTTCTTTTACTGTAGCTACTACAATAATTAAAATTAGTTCTTTACCAACAGAAACATATCCGACTATGTTAGAATGATTTTTTCTAGCAATAGATTCAAATGAGTCCACATTTGTTATAGTTTCTGGTAATGTTCCTGGTTCAAAAAACGGAAACAAACCTTGATAACCCGTTTGATTTGTAAGAGTTAAATCAGGGCCAGAACCTGGCGATGGATTTTGTGGACTTGGAAAATTAGATCCAACCTCTTGATTATTTATAATAGTTTTTGGATCAGCATATATTTCAGAAAATATTAAAGTACTTGCTCCAGGAGTATTAGCGCTATTTTGAATATCAGGTCTTGTTTCAAGTATTCCTGATGAAACGCCAACAGCATCAATATATGATTGAAACTGGACTCCAAATAAATCTATAAGTAAAGTATTCCCTTTGATGTTTTCTACAGTAAACGTATCACCTGTATCGTTCGTAAGTCGTATATTAAGAGCATCAGTGTAACTACCTTTGATTTGAAATCTTGGATCTGGATCTGATACTAACCCATGTGTAAATCCTTGTGGCTTGCTTACTTGTTTTTTCTGCGCCATATTAGAAGTCTAATAAATCATTACCACTACGTATAGGAACTAAATTATTCCACATTTTACCAATTTGTTTTATATCATCTGATGATGGCATACTGTCATCACCCCTTGCTTTTGCACATAAATAGTACCACCTTTTTTCTAAATCTTTGATTATGTACTGAGGCACTTCAGCATTATAGTAGCCTACTAGTTTGTGTTGCCACATTATGTACTGAGCTACTGCTGTAATATGACTATCTTTAATCATTGGCCATCCTCTTACGTCTGTAGGATATTCATAGTATGTTATAGTAATTTCAGTTACTTGATCATGAGTAATATTTAGTCTATTACCATCAACGTAGTATCTGAAATGCCTTTGTTGTGTACCGTCTTCACTTTGCCCAACTCTTGATCTATGTGTCGTAGATGTTGGTCTAAATTCAGCATGTTTATTTTGTGGATCGTTACCACCTGCTCTAACCGCTAATAACTTTATCATATTTTTAGGTAAAGTTAATTGTTGATTTCTAAACATATGTTTACCACCAGTCAATGTAGTATTACTAAATGTAACATTAGATGAACTAGATGAAATGGCATAATTATTACCCTCTGGTCCAATATCTTTATATGTTATAGTAAGAGTACCTGCTGTGGTATCAACAGCGTATGTAGCAACGTTGAGAGTTTCTGGATAATTAAATAAAGCTGCGTTAGAATTTACAGTTGTAGATAAATTTTGCTCTAATCCTACAGTTCCATTGCTTAGAGTAAGCGCTAGTGTAGATCCTATAAGTATTTCATTTGATGCCTGAGCTCCACCTATACTATTTGTGTCTTTGAAATATAATCTAGTGCCGTTTAATTCAATCCAGTCGCCATCGGTAGGATTTGCCGCAAACGTAAGTGTACCTGTAGCTTGTGCGCCTGTTGTTGTATAAGTAGCTTCTATCATTCTAAAAGTATCTAAACTACCTATATACTTTTCTGCCTCAAAAGACCATTCAATCCACTCATCAATATGATGATCGTAGTTTTTTATACCTAAGTTTCTGCTTACCGACTGAAATACGTTTTCTAATTCTATATACATTAAACTGAAGCTATGAACAATTCTAATTGTTGATTTGCACTACCTTTAACTTTTATTGCTGTCGCATTATCTAAAGTTGTACCACCATTGTCTCCTTCACATTTTGTACCTGTAAATATAATACTGCTATCCGCAGCTACTTCTACATAAGCTGCATCCGAAGCCTCATCATCTAATCCAACTTGTAGCGTATCTGAAGAATCTAAATTAGTTACTCTAATATATCTTATGTCAGCTCTTACAAAAGCACCATCTGCCGTGTCAGAACCTAGTGTAGCTATTTCTGTTAAATTAGTGTTAGCTAGCTTAATAATTCTTTTATTTACATTTGCAATACTACCATATGTATGTGTGTATGTTTGTGCAAAGTCAATATCATTTGTTGATCCATTTGCATGATCTACAGCTAACGCTTCTGTTACTGTTACTGTTAAGGTTTGTGCTGTTAATTCTGTACCCATATTAATTATTTTTAATTATTTTTTTTGAATACCCTAGCGGTAATATTTTGCAGGTATTATATTTGTTTGGTCTTACCCAAACTATTTTTTTATAAAAGTCACTTAGTATTGGTACTTTGAATGTTACCAACTTACCAGTTTCTTTAGATGCCTTATGATCTACTCTTGTATGAAACGCTCTTTTGTGTGGCTTTTCAGCCAAATAAATATATCCCATACTATTAGGTAGAAACACTCTTCTATTTCTTTCAACAATATCTCTAACTACTATTTCAAAAAATTTTTTTATCACTTTATAAAATATACTGTAATTAATTTTTCTATTAAAATTATGATTTACATTACTGTAAATGTCTTTTACAGATACATATCTATCTTTATATTTAAGCCCCACTTTGCTTCATCATTTTTGTTGTGTCAGCCGCATCATCTACTATATCAGACGGCATACCCATTGATGTTCTTACTTCAACATTCAACACTCTTTCTATAAGCTCTTTAATATACTGGTCAGGTAATGGATAATAATCTTTATCATCATCCCATTGTATAGTATTATATATTTGAGAATTTCTTAAGTGAACAACTTTAGTTGGATCATTAAATATAGCCTTTATTGTTCCTTTGTATAGCCAATAAGCATCTTGCTCTAATAGTGGCTTTACTTGTAGATTATATACAGATAATATGCTTTGTTCTCTGTCAAGTAAATCTGTTCCTTTCTTTCTATTTATTTCAGCTAAAGGGGCTTTATTATACTTTGATCCTGCCCCTGTGTTTATTGCAACATTAATTACATTTGTTTGATTACCTTCGGTTGTGCCATCATAAACAGATCTATTTAATCTAATATGTTTAACAGCTTTGTGATTATCTATTGATAATATTTGTGGTATACTAAAATCTACATAACCATTGTTTCTCCAATAATCTGTAGCTTGTTGAGTTTCATAGCTTCTGCCATATGGATCAAGATTATAGCTTTCATTTACTGTTCTAAGTGTAATAGGTGATAGTGGGCTAAATTTACCATCTGGAATTATTATATTATCAAGATACGATTGTATTGTAGTTGATGTAAGCTGAGTGTATCCACTATCTATATAACTATTAACAAACTCTATAATGCTATCATTAAATATATTGTATAAGCTGAGTTCTTGTTCCTGATATAAATTATGATGATTTAATATACCTCTATCTATGTTTTCTGTAATAATATTTGCTCTGTGATAATTTATCCAAAACTTTATTTGTCTAATGTCCATAGACTCCTCTATAGAGTGGCTGCCCCCGTAAGCTAAATTTTTAATATTATATGCTATTTCATTTAATGTTGCCATAGGGTATATTTATGCTTATTGCAAAATTAATTAAATTTCTCTAGTAAACAAAAATAGGCATCTACTATTTCTAGTTTCCGCCTATTCTTGAAGCAGGGAGCAAAAGAAAATCTTACATGTTTGTTTTTACTTCGTTATCAAAAACTTCATAATTGGAGCTTTCAATACTTGCACCCATAATTCTAATTGCTATCTTGATTATCTCAAGTGCCTGCCCTTCATTTAAATTTTCAATACTACCCATAACTGATTTTGGATCTGTAATATATTTTATTTCAACTATCCCATTTGATGTCGTTGGCGGTGAGACTAATAATTCATCATTCTCTATAGTAGCAACAGGATTATTAAGATCAGTTTTTTTAAATGGATCTGTATTATTTATACGACTCATAAATTCTTCTGAGCTTAATATTTCAGCTTTATAGAAATTATTTAAATCTACTGAATGATTCACAGATATCAAATGATAATAATCAGAAATAGACGTTCCACCTACCTCATCAGAAACATCTTCTATCTTATCTGTTTTAATAAAACTTCTTAACTTATCTCTACTACTTTGATTAACACCAAATGTTGGGTAGTACATATTAACATATTCATAAGAAGCAAGTAATAAAAACTTTTCTTTTTCAGTATCTAAAAAATAAGGTTGATCTGCTTTGTCTAAAAGCAAGTCCATATAATTAAATGCTTCTTGTTGTGTCATTAGCTATTTTCTATTTCAGATATAACTGATCCTTTTCTCATTGGATGCTCTTCTACTTCGCTTAACTCTACTTTCTTTGGCTCTTCTTTTTTACCAGTTCTAAGTTGATGCTTAAGTAAAGCATAAGAGTCTCCGTTATCTTTTAACCATACAATAGCTTGATCATCTGTTAGACCAATATTAAGCGTATTATGTTTCCAAACTCCATTTACTTTTTGTAAGACATTTTGAGCTAATGCTTTTTTCAAAAACACTCTGTGTTCTTTATCTATATCTTCAATTGATTTCATAAAGTTTTCAGGCTGCTCATTAGCAAATTGAATTACTTTTGCTCTAAGTAACATTTCTTGCATGTTAGCATCTATACCCATAAGTAGAGCTAAATCTCGTAAATCTTTATCTTTAAGATCAGATGCTGTTGTAACTGCTTCAGCTGATCTTATGGACTGCTCAGCAATTTTTTGCTCTTTACTTGATACGTCTTCAATTGTAAATTTACCCTGTATTAATGGGTGGTCTTTTAAAAATTCATATAGTCTCTTATCGTGATCTTTGTTAATATCTAAAGAAACTACAGCTTGAAACATTTCAAAACCTGATACTGTTATTCCATTAATGTCTACTAGTTCTCTTATTCTACCTTCTCTATCTTTATAGTTTCCAAACTTACAGTAATTAAACTTGCTTGGATTGTTTGATTTAATTATTACTACGTGTTTCATTTTATTTATTTTGTTATTGTTTTACCTTTTCTATCTCTCACTATTTTTCCATCTTCAATCCAAGTTTTATTAGAAGATTCAGTCTTCCATTTAAAACCTGATTGCCCACCAATGTTGAATCTAACTTTATTTTTATTTGCATTTTCAACTTGCTTTTTTTCCCAGGCTTCTGGATCTTTAGCTATGCTTTTTAAAAATTGTACTAAATTCATATCACAAATATAAAGAATTTTGGGAGAGCATAAAGCTCCCCCTTAATTCAATATCTACATTTATTATGCAGATGCAGATCCAACTAAATGAACAGTTGCTATCGCAGTTGGTATTTGACCAGATAAGTGCCAGTTTACACCGTCACATAAAACACCTAATCTAAGACCTTCTGCTGATTGTGCAACAGATCCATCAACAGTAATTTTGGAAACACCGTTGAATGCATCTACATCATCATTAGCAGCAGTAGAAATAATACCACCAAATATATCAGTAGCATCAAGTCCTGTTGTTAAAATAAAGTCTGCATCATCATCAGAGTTTACTAAAAAACAGAAATCATAAAATACACCAGCCGATGTAGCCGCCGTAGGTAATGTTATTGTAATATCATTATCTTCTGTAGACAAATCTACTGTATATAAAGTTCCAGATTCTGCTGTTGTTAGTGTTCTAGTTACAGCAGCAGAGTTTGTTAATGCTTCAACAGGTCTTGCTAGCACCATGTGTGGAGCAAATTTTGCTTCATCACCAGCAGCTAAAGCACCGTTAGAAGTATCAACTCCTGCTGTAAACTTTTTGATTGCAGTTCTTAATTTATTAAAATCAAATTTTATTGCCATTTTTCTAAATTTATAATAGTTATTAAAAAAGAGGCCTGCATAAAGGCACGATCTTCTACAGACCTCCGTTAGTTATTTATTGTTATGCGGTATTACTATAATTCGCAACAGCGGTAATATCTGGGTGAGCAAACGCACTATTCAGACCATCAGCTATAGTAACAACACCGCTTGCAGTTGCAGCAATTCTTGCTACTTCTTTAGCTACGTCATCAGCCTTGCCTGAAGTACATGTCAGTTCAATACTACCCGCACCTCCGTCATCTCCTGCGAAATGAACATCAACTGCGGTTAGGCTTAATATTTCAATGTGGTGTATTTTTTCAACAGATATATAAGCACCATCCACTGCGTCTTTAATAAATCCTAAAAAAGCTCTAGGCATAGTTTCTAAATTTTTAAAGGTTAATAATTACGATGCACTTAAGATACCACAAGACAATGGGTTTCTAACTACGATTCCAGTTTCTGAAAGCACGTGTGCTTCAAATTTGTCATCAGCATTAGCAGCCAAAATTGCTTGTTGGTCATATGGGTTTACCATACCAGCTACATACTTCTTAATCATACTTCTATTTACTCCTTCAGCTCCTTTAGTAACCATCTCAATGTTAGAAACACCAGAAGTTCTTCCGAAGTCTAGGAATACCATTTTTGCAGACTCTTTTAATCTGTTGTCACCAAATGAATTAGTTCCACCAGCAGCAGAGTGCAAGTTTGGATCATCAAATACAGGACAGTGTGCAATAGTAATTTTATTACCCAATGCGCTGTAAGAAACAAAGTTAGCACCTAAATCAATATCACCACTAACACCTTGCATTGAACCACCAGTAAACGAACCAGCAGGTGCAACAATAAGGTCTTTCATAGCTCTATGAAATGCTAATCTTCCTTCTGTACCAGTCATTACAACATACTCATTTCCTTCAGCAGAAGTTGCATTAAGAGATATCTTAGCGATAAACTCAGTAATGATGTCTTCAGTTAAAGATCCTAGAGTATAAGATGCTTGGTTAGATGAATCAATCTGTGCTAATAAACCATCACCAGTAACAATAGAAGTTGCTAATGTTCCTGATAGTCCAGTTATTGAACTAGCAATAGACTGTGGTCTTGCAACCCCAGAAGTTTCATTAGTGATTGATTTTCTACCGTACCATCTTTGTAATTCCTGTTGGTACATAAATTCATCCATCATCATTTGTTCTTTAGTAAAGTACCAAAGTCTAGAACCATTATTTTCAATCCAAGAAACATCTGTTAGGTCTTTACCTGAAACAGAAACTTTCTTTCTCATTGTAGTTAAATAGTTCTTATGTGTTGAAGGATATACGTAGTTTTCACCTACGTCTGAACCGTTAGATCCATTTGGAAATGCAGATCCAATTGAAGCAATAATAGCCTCATCAGCAACATCAGTTTCCAACAAAGGCTGTGCGCTTGCATCAACCATTTCAAATTTTACGATGAAATCAGTTGAAGCAGCAGAACCTGATGTATTTGCTACTGGATCTTCCAATACAACAGCAACAGCTCCTGATTGAAATCTAACCATATCAAATTTATTTAAGAAATTACCAGTTCTTGATCCAGCTGTACCATCAATGATAACTTCAAATACATCACCATTAGCATCTGCAGCATCTAATATAATTCCAGTTGTAGATGTTGGTGAACTTGTAAATGATGTATCAGCAGATACCCCTTTAAAGAAACCAGTAGAAAATGATGGAGCGTTATATCTTCCCATAACCTTCCATTCAAACGAATTGTCCCCAAGGACTTTTTCAGCTGCAAATCTACCAGTTCTTTCTAATAGATATGTAGCAGCATAACGAGGATACTGTTGAATTAAAGTTCTAGCAATCTCTGGGTATTGCATTAGAGCTGTGTTCAACGCATTCTCGGCCGTAGTACCTGAACCATAGGTACCTGTATAAACTCTAGCCATTTTATTATTTTTAAATTAATTAAACATTTTACTTTGTCCAATTAACTTTCAACTCTAAGCAGTCTTTGACTATCTCATGTAAGCCTACTTGCCCATGAACGCTTTTGGATCAAACGAACCGTCTTTTATTTTATATTTCGGTTTGCCTTTTCCAGTATTCAAACTTGGAGATACAATGCTATCCATGATAGCGGCTTTGCCATCTTCCAAGCCTTGAGAACGAAGAATTTTTTCAATTTGCTTTCGGTAGAGCATAAACATTGCAACGTCAGCTACATTGGCATGACTGCTGTAAATGTCATTCATCATCTTACCTGTGGCATATTTATATACCTCTTCCTTCTGTTTTTTAGTTACTTTCCCGCCCATGAACTCATTCATGTTTTTGATTGTGTTTTGTAATTCTTTTTTAGCTTTTGCTGCACCCTCTTTTCTTTGTTTTTGTTCAGCCTCAGCTTGTTTTTTTGTTTGAGCAGTTTGAGTTTCAATAGCATTGTTGATTACTCTTCTAATGCTTTTTGCTTTTATTTTAATCATACCTGCATCCTCTAGTTTGTCTAAAGACTCTTCTATTTCTCCAGCATCCATACCGTCCGCCTTAAGTTCTTCAGCAACTAGATCTCTATCGTTAAATGATAGATATCGTCTTAGTTCTGCAACCTGTGATGTATCTGCAACAGGTGTTTGATTTGCAAAACCATTTATTATTTCAAGGAGCTCGTCTTTTGATTTAGCTTCAAGATTAAGTTCTTTTGAAACTTTTTCCCAATCTAATTCATTAGTCTCAATCTTTTCTTTTGTTTCATCAACATCTTCTTGATCCCAATTATAGACCTCTTCTTCATCTTTATTTTCTTCTTCTACCTTAACAGAATCCCAAGAAAACCCTTCCTCTTGTTCTTCTTGTTCCTTTTCTTCTGTAGTTTCGTTTTCTTCTTTGGTTTCAGTTTCAGTAGCTTCAGTAGACTCAGTTTCTTCATTTGATTCTTCTGTTACTTCTGTTTCTTTTTTTGCCACATAGTTATCCGTTGTGAATGCTAGTGGATTAAATTTCTCTTGTGTTTCAGTAGACTCAGTAGTCTCTGCAACTAATTTTGATTCTTCTGCCATTTTGTTTTATTTTTATTTGCAAATATAATAAATTTTATATTCTTTCTTTTGCCTCTTCTACTTGCCTTACTGTTGATGTACGTGGTGTTTCTTGACTTAATGAAACATCAAGAGCTTTTTTAGTTCTGTCTGATGATTCTTTTGCATCATTAATATCACGCTGTGCATCTGTTTGTAACTTAGCTACATCAACTCTTGATTGTGCACTAATCTGAGCCACATCTCTTTTTGCTTGATTATCAATTTCTTTAAGCTGCGCTTGTTTCTGCAGATCAGATTGCTGAGCTTGTTGCAGGACTTGTTGTTGCTGCATAGCCATTTGCTGTTGTTGCATTTGCTGTTGCTTCATTACATCCATACCTTTTTCTAAAACTTTTTCAGCTTCAGTAAGTGTATCAGCTTTTAATACTTTGATAACATTAAGTAAATCAATGTTGCCTGATTGTAAGGCTGCTTGTGATAATTGCTGAACTACTTGTTTCATTGCATCATCTTTACCGCTGTCTCCTACATATAATCCAAAGTCTTGTAAAGCTATATCTGGCATTACATTCAAAAACTTGTAAGCTCCATCACCTAATATCATTGCAGCTTTTTTACCACCAGCCCAACACACTTTCATTAGATTACAAAGTCTTTCTAATACTCTTTGTTTTACTTCTGCGTGTGATTTAAACCAGCTCTCTGTAATTGTTGCTGACTGAACTACACTTCTCTGTACATTACCAACATACTCATACTGACCTACCGCTCCCTCTCTTTGTCTAGATACTCCAGATATTTGACCAGCCATTTCTTCCAGCATCATTTTAAGATTGATCAACTGCTGTACAGATTGAGATAGTGTAAAGTCTATTTGCTGAAATTGATTAAATGAGCTAACTTGATTACCTTCATCTTTTGAGTTGATTGGTATAATACCATCAGTTTTTAGATGATATAGTACGGTTTGTATATCCATACCAGCATTAGTTGGTAATTGAGATACATCATATACTACAGCTTTACCACCTGATCTGGCCATTGCTAATTCAATCTGATAGATAACAATGTTGTAAAGCATTTGTATATTGTCTAGTAAGTCTACCATAGATACACTTTTACCTGTAGTATTGTTATATATACATCCCACATATGATAAAGGTGTTGTTCCTGGATCGTCTACGCTACGCACTTGATTACTTCTACGTCTAGCTCTAATTAAAATTTTGCCTCCGATCTTAGTTGCTTCCCATATATCATCTACATATTTTACCTCAACTACTTCACCTTTTCTTGCTTTGTATGTATCTTTTACTATTTTTCTAAATGGTCTATTAGGATCATATTTATTTTCAGATACTTTGTACTTGATAGCTCTTAGTGATTTCCACTCACACTGTATCACACGTATTCTGGTTTCTTTACCATAACCTGCGTCAATCCAATCAAAGCTCGCATTATACTCACTATACTGATCAGAATTGTAATACGCATTACGCATGTTTTCTAATTCCAAAAGATCTTCTTCTGTAAGCTCGTCTTTGTATTCATCATTAATTTCATTAACTGACATATATCTTTCCTCACCAACCCAGTTTGCTTCATCTATGTAGTCTGAGTGTGCAGAAGCATCAAATACAATTTGTCTTGGATCTACACGCCTAACAAATGGATCACCATTTTTTATTTCAACTTTGTAAAACTCTTTACCTGTAACAAGTAAATCTCTAAATCCTTCTTTGAATATATCTTTTACATTGTATCTATTTATTACATACTCCAAACCATCTTGTGCAGTTTCCTCTACCATTTCACGATAGTTGTATTTCATATATGTTTCAATATCCTCTGGCACAGGCATACCTGTTCCTTGCTCTATAATGCTTACACCTTGTTGTTGTTCAAACTCATCGTGTATGTCTTGCAACAAAGCTCTCATTGTAATAGCTACTTTATGATCCAGCTTTCTTATGATAGCGTCTTTGTTGATCGTAGTAACTTTCATATCAAGTGGTCTCCTGATCTCTTCTCCAACTAATAAATCAATTTTAGGTGTGATGATTGGATAGTTTACAAGTCTTGCAGGATATGTCAATCCATACTGTTCTGTGATATAGCTGTAATCTTGTTGATTAACTTGTCCGTTATATATCAAATAGTTTCTAATATCTTTTGTTCTGCCTGACAGATAAAATCCATCATCATATGACATATAACTTATAATAGAATCTAAAACTTGTTCGCACCACTCTGGAGTCTTTTCTGCTTCAGACAATACCAGTGGTGGCATTGGAGAGTAATCTTTTTTCATATTTTATTCATTTGTGTGGGTATACCATTCCAACCCATTTTGTAATACCTAAAACCTAAATCCTTTTCTTCTTGCTGATCACTTACTTGTAATCTGTAATTATCTATGTTGTGTATCAAACATAATCCAAAAGCCATGGCACGGTCAGTATTCTGTCTACCATAAACTGCTAACTCATCTATCAAATCCATAAACCATATGTCTTCAACATTTTCTCTTATATAATCATCAATCAAATCTTCAAGTAAAGACTTGACTTGCTTATTCATATGCACACCATATCTGTTTCTAGTTTTTGTGCCAGGGTTGTGTGCAGACTCTGGCTTTTCTTTTAAATATTTCAATGCATTCATACGTTTGAAATAATCTAATATACCTATCTTTGTGTATTCAACTAGCATTTTTGCATTATAGTAAACTGCTAGCTTCAACACACCATCCCAAAAATCTTCTTTTTTAGGTGGTCTATCAGTATACTCTGCGATTACATAATCGCTTGGTACATCTGTATTTGCAAATCTACGATAAATTATCGCACTACCCAAAGAATCTGATGCACCAGCAGTGTCTTGATCATAAGAGTCTACCCCACCTATATCTAAAAAACGAAACTCTGTCATAGGGTGTGCTAGTATTCTGTATGGCCCATCTGGGTGTGGTCTCCACTTTACGGCAAACTCTTCGTTGCCCAACTCCCAATCTAAATATCCTCTTTGTATTTGTGATCTAAAATCAATACTAGACAATATTCTAGACCTTTGAGCATTAAGTAATGATATATCAAATCGTGATGATTTAGTATTTAAAAATGCTTCTTCAACAGTAAGCGGATAGTTTTGTACATGTAAATTGTAAGCGTCATTATCGCCAGACTTTTGTATATTGTCACGCTCTTCTGTAAGTTTTTCTATTGCTGCCTTCTCATTTTCTACACCAGTATTGATATCAAAGAATCCATAGTACGCCCTGGATGCTGGAATAAACATAGGTATGAGATTATAAGCGTCATAACTATAATACATATCCATAAAGTCTTTTGATGCTTTGGTTATATCACCACCAGTTCCTCCAACTATGGGTACACCAAATTGTATGTCCCCATCCATAAAACATGCTTTGGATGACATGTATGCGTTCTTAAGTTTTTTAAATTCACCCGCTTCTTCAAACACCATAAGACTCACACGTTCTCCTTTGAATACTTCTGGGTTGTCCATAGTACGACAGATAATAGTAGATTGATAGCCACCTATCTCCCACTTGCCGTCTTTGTTCTTTTGCTTGTATCCACTACGCATAATGTCTGTTGTGTCTTTAAGAACTGAGTGTTTAAAGTTAGGATGTATACCATTTAATCCTTTTTTTACTTTATCAAAGAATGCATCTGCCGTAGCTTGTAATCCTGCTGCAACTCCTACATCATTGAATGGAAAGAATGTATACTCGTGTGCTACTGCACCAGAGTTCATATAAGAAAAACCTTTATCTCTGGCTTTGATTACAATCATACCCTTACCTTCTTCTTTACAGGTTTCAATAGTATCAAAGTATTCGTGATCCATAGCTCTATACCACGGATTAATTAAAGTTTTACGATTACCACTTGTACCGTCATTACCTAGAATCATATAATAGTTAAGGTAGAAATAGTATTTACCTGATATTTTCTTCATGCCCTTTGGTTTAAAACCATTGACGCACCTATCCATTTCTTGTGCCCAATACTCTTGATATTGTACAGAGTCTGGATTTAGATCTGGATGCCCATTATTAGCAATAGGTCTATATCTTTGTGGATCTTTTTTTATCTTACCCATACTTTATTCTTTTCACTTTACCAATACCATACAAGCCTTTAGTTTGTTCTTGGTTGGCCAACTTATTGTGATATCTTATATCTAAGTCTACACCGTGAAACTTTTGTGCTATCTTATTATATTCTTGTGCACGTTTCAAGTCTCCTTGCTTATAGTGTTTAATGTATCTTTTGTATACATAATCTAATTTGTATACAGGACCATTAGCCACTTTGCATCTCTTTTCTTCTTTCTAAGAAACTAAGCCCCTTGTTGCCAGCTATCTTTTGTCGCTCTCCCCTTCTTTCTATAGCGTCAAGTAGTGTCTGTCTGGTTTTCAATATTTTTTCTACACCAATCATAAGTTTTTGTAACAGCTCTGCATTCTCCTCATTAAGTTGCATTACGTCAATGAGCTCAGTAAACTGATTAATTTTTTTGTTGAAAGCTATAAGTTGCTCGTCTAGCGGATCAAACTGTAGCTTCACATACTTATCACAAGCTGCAAGTAAGGTGGGATCATTCTGTCCTTTCCAATTGTATGTATCGTACAGATCTTTACTGACTGCTTTCTTGCGTTCTTGTTCTGAGTAATGTCTGTATGGACTTTCATAGTCGTAGACTAATGCAATCCACTTGAGGGCCGTAGGCCCGAATTTTTCTTTTTTGATAATACCCAAGAACTCAGGCACCCCCGTTACCCCATCATCGTCCTTGAATATATCACCTTTACGATTTAATTTTAATAAATACATCAGCCATTGTATTCTACAGTCAAAGATAGTTTGTATAAACAATTGTCGTCTAAGTCATGGGTTTGAATACTCCAGGCAGTTTCAGTTACATCAAAACCTGATTTAATCATATTTGCTATGATTTTATCTTCATCCATTATTAGATCGTACATATCAACATATGTTCTTTCTATTTGATAAATACTTTCAGTTGCATTGACTGTTGTGAATACTGTTTCTATTTCTCTCATTAGAATATACCTCCGTTAGTAAATCTTTGTCTTATCTTTTTTATTTGGTTTTTAGCAATGACTCTGTTAGCAAGCTCATTAAAGCTACCGCTACCTTCATATGTCATTTCTTTATCTACCATACCCCCTTTGTTAAATACATTTACATTTTCTCTTATGTATGGATTGTCAAGATCTTGCTTACCATATGGATTAGACTCTGTTGCTGTTGCATCTCCTGAACCAGTAAAAGCATTGAAACCAAAAGGATTGACTACTCTTCTTTGTCCTGTAGGCATCATGTCTTGTTGTTGCCTCATGTCTATACTTCTTTCAATTGGTGGACTTGGATCTTTACGAAGAGTTCCAGGTTTTAGTAACTGAAGACCACTTCCTTCATCAGACAATTTTCTACCTAAAAGATCTACTGTGCCCTCTTGACCTGTTTCAAGATTTAGGGAACCGTCTGGATTGATTGAATATACTTTATTACCGTCTTCATCTACAACACCTCTGTCTTGATAATACTGATCATCATAACCTGTAATACCAGAATAAATATCGTCAAAAAGATTACCAAGACCTTCACCAAGTTGTACAATACCTCTACCTAAAGCACCAAAGAATCCACCATCATCGTATTGCATAACATTATCTCCAAGCATTCCTTGATTCAAATATAGTTCTGGATCAAATTTTTCACTAGGTAAAAAGCCTCCACCCATTCTACTAGACGTAGATCTATCGGCCATCATCACATTAGCACTAGGTCTTACCATTCTATTAAGCTGACTAGCGGCTGTAGGATTACTACCACCATAAGGGTTAATACCCCCTCCGCCTGTAGATCCTGGATTAAGCCCCCCTGGTAGATCTGGATCATCAAAAATTCTAATTGGTCTTTCACCTGTTGGATTTTCTGTTAGTGTATTGTATGGGTTTTCAATCATTGTAAGATTTTAATACAAAAGTAAAAAAAATTATTTGTATTTGTGAGAGAAGGATGCTTTGTCTCTTTACGCCCCTACCCTTCTACTTTTTTTTGACACCCACCCTTTGTTTTGTCTGTTGTTTTTTTTACAGACTATACATTGTTATATATATGTTCAATCTAAACTTATTATCATTATGAATACACTTATTATTATTATAGTTACTATCCTACTTACTAAGTATGGTTACTTTAACACTAAACAAATGAAAGAAGACATGACAAATATTACTCAAGCTGATATAATGTCTTGGAAGAAAGTTAATAAAGAATATGAAAAATCAAAGAGAGAGGCAAACTAGTCTCTCTTTTTTTTTAGTATTGTGAAAAAAATATAACTATCCCTGATTGTGTTATATAATCTAATCCCTTAGTTTATACCCTTTTTTTTATACAAATACTATTGCAAATAATATAAAGTATTGATAATCAAACAGTTATCTACTTTTTTTACTTTACATTGTAAATATAATATATACTTATTGTATTTAACTGATTGTAATGCTTACGCAACTGCTTTGCGAAGTTAGTGTTTTTTTTTGATAAAGTCAAGTACCAGCTATCAGATTTATGCAAACGATCTTTGACTTCTATTATTTATGTGTTCACAGTTTTACAACTATACATAAGTTTAATCAAAAATAATTTATCATGGAAATAATTTCTCAGCAATGCGATTCGTGCTCAAGCACTAAACTGCGTCCAGTATCATACAATGTAGCTAACTGCTACGAATGTTCTGCGCCTAACAATATTGACGCTATTGAAGAGTACAATATTCAAGGCAACTATCCTATCAAATCTCTTGACGAGATTGCCAAAGAGCAAGCTCTAATAGATATGTGTCAGTCAGACCTTATTGACTGGGCTGAAGTGTTTGAATACGATAATATAACCAACCTATGGTGTTGATGGTTAACACACCTGAAAAACAACTATATATAAGAGTGGCTACATAGTCACTCTTTTTTTTACTACTAACAATAAATATTAATTTAAAAATTTAATTATGTCTAAAACTAAAAACCCTATCACTTTCGCTGAAGGTGTATACATTAGAGAAAAAACATTTGACAATGGATCAAGTGTTATAAACATTGACTTTAACGCAAAAGACTTCTGTAACTTTATGAAGGAACATGTCAACGATAAAGGCTTTGTTACAACAACTATACAAAAGTCTCAAAAAGCTGATGCTGCAAGACCTATGTATATGAAACTAAATACATTCAGTCCTAAACAAGCTGCTAAAGAAGCGTTAGAATCTACTAACTTGCCGTTCTAATGAGCTTGTTTTTCATTGCTATCTTCGCTGCTGTGGGCTATTATATCATTGTATATAAAGCTCTCGGCAGACGCAGGATGGTTAAGACACAGGTGTTCTGGGACATATTGTTCACTCTGCTTTTGCCGATTATCTTCATTGGCACATTTAGTGGTGTTGCCACCGCTGTTATGGCAGGTGTGCTATTCTCAATATTCACATATTTTACACCTAAGAAATAAATATGGGGGTGCAATTCCCCCTTTTTACCACTAACAATAAATAAAAACTATTACTATGCAAGAAATATCTTCTCAATACCTCAAACAATTACATAAGCAAATGAAACAAAGACAAGCAACACCATATGACATGGCTCATGCTTCATTCAGAAAAAATAATGCTGATTGTATTATCAAAAGTGTAGACTATAAAAATCTAGTTATTACATTTTTGGATGGCACAACAGAAAAATTTAAGAAAAGTAAATATAAACTATTTCAAAAGTATATATCAAATCTAAACTTTTCTTACAAAGTTTTCAAAAAAGCTTATATCAAAAGATATTTTGCAGTCGTAAATAAGTTTAACAAAAGACACAAAAAGAATACAATAGGTTCTATTGTGTCTATATAATACTAAAGTCATGTAGCGTTTTAGTGGAGCTTTAGTATTTAAAAGGGCAGGAGCGTGTGGCCATGGAATGATAACTAAACGTAGCTGTTATTACTGCCCTTTTTTTT